TTGAAGCTCTAGGCAGTGGCCAACATCCTATTAACTGCCAAGACCTTAAGAAATGTTAGAGGTCTGAAATCTCAAGATAAAACTGGTGGTGCAGTCTTGAGTAGTAATGCGTAACGGGGCTTCTGGGACTTGCAGTATAGAACGAAGCATTGAGGCGAATTAACGCAAGATAAGCATAACTATACAAGAGGCGAGCGAACCGTTTGGCAGAGTGCGAGAATAACTGCCACTAAATTTGACATAAGGTTGCTGGTTGGGCTCAGACGGAGCTGATTCTATATAGGATTCCGAGAGAACTATATTAATCATAAAACTATAAAACCTTGCTGACAGTGCACGCAGCGAATATCCAGACGAAGGGTTCACGATGGTACCTTCTTCACAACCTAGAGCAGTAAAGAAATGACAAGTGTTAGGAGGCTGAAATTTTCCCTTGACAGCCGATGTACGGTATGTGAGATGCAGAGACGTCTGATGGGGGCTCACGCTAACACACTATAAGGTCAAAGTAAAGAGACTAAAGGTAAATCGTTGTAAAAATGGTGATGCCAGTTTGGACGGGACTGGGGGCAAAAACGTTTGTAGTAGCAAAGGGCCTCATGTACAGTACGACTGATAACAGGCGGTTTATGCCACCTGCCCAGCGTTGGCAAAAAGCTGTACTTTACATAGCAGAGTGACTGGAAGTAGTTCCAGACCGGGCTCATAATCCGGATTGATGGTGGTGCAAGTCCATCCTCTGCAACCATATTTCTCCGTAAGGCAATGGTAGACTAACAGACTTTGACTCTGTCAATACTCGTTCAACTCGAGTCGGAGAAGCCAGTTTGTAACTAATATTTTATTAGTGTATAATATTAGATTATATTGGGTAGCATTGGAGTAATTAACCAATGAGATAATAAGTGTCCTTATCACTTAAGCCAATATGATATAAAGTTCAATAAGGAGGAGCTTGAATGTACGGATATATTTATAAGTATACTTTTTTACCAACTAATGGTTGATATATTGGTAAGCACAAGTATACAAAAGATTTTGAGTTAGATGAATCCTATTGGGGAAGTGGCGTTAAATGAAGAAAACTTATTTCTCAGTATAGCCCATTAGAATGACCTAATTTAATTAAAAGAGAAATTATTGAATGGTGTGAAACCGAAGAAGAACTTAACAGGCGAGAAATCTATTGAGTTGCAGAATTAGATGCATGCAGGCTTGGTCTTAATCTTTCATTTGGAGGTGAAGGTGGCTGGGATTATGTTAATTCAATTAGCTCAAGAGACGAAAAATCTAAGAATGGTAAGTTAGGTGGAGATGCCTGTTCAAAAAAATTAAAAGATGACCCAATTTTTGCTAGAAATTTTAGTTTAAAAATATCTAGTGGTATAAAGCAATCTGAAACATTTCATAAAGCGATGAAAAAATTAGCTGAAGTCAGAAAAGAAACAGGGATTTTTGCTGGAGAGAATAATCCTATGTATGGTCATGTTTACACTGATGAAACAAGGAAGAAAATGTCAGATTCACATTTGGGTGAAAAGAATAGTCAATACGGAACTCATTGAATGAAAAAGGAAGGCTGTAAACCAATAAAAGTTAAAGATGATGAAATAGATTATTATAAAAGTTTAGGTTATGTAATGGGGAGATAATCTTAGAACCTATAAAGTCTGGGTTCGAACTCTACTATTTGCGCCATTGAATATCTATTTTTACCATATTATTTTTTAGATTCATTATGAATCACTCCTTTCTGTTTAGGCTAAAGTAGTTTACTTTAGCCTTTTTATATTATATAATAGTATTGTAAATGGAGGTATATCAAATGGAAATCAGAACTTGTGAAGAATATGTATTAAATCGTTTATTTGAAGCTGAAGATGCACTAGCAGAAATCAGAGATAACTATGATGAAATGTGCAGGAAGTTTGATTCTGTAATGAAGTCGTATCAGGAACTCAAGGACATTATTTATCAGATAGCAACTATTAATGATAAGGACAAGACTTGCGAATATATTTATTTCAATAGTATTTATAAAAACTTCAGTAATGAAGAAGCAGCAATGTTTAAAAAACTTATGCAGTTAGTACCTACTATTAAGGTAAGAGAGGACTAATTATGATTAATAAGAGATATGCAGAATTTCATTACTGGAATGACCACGATGAAACTAAGATGAGAGGGTATGTTACAGATGGTTCTCAGCATAGATACCCAGAATTTGAATTTAAGAAGGAACTTTTAGAATCTGTAATTGCTGGTCTTAAGTCAATTTATCCAGAATTATTGAGGTGTAAGCATGTTAACTAAAGAGCAAATAAAAGAAAATAAAAAAAGATATATTAGTTTACTTAATAAAGTAAAAAGAGAAGGTGTTAGTAATTTAATTGAATCTATTGAGGGCACGGATTTCTTTACTGCACCTGCAAGCACAGTTTATCATAATAATTTTGAAGGTGGTTTATGTGCTCACAGTCTTAATGTTTATGATAATTTAGTCACTTTGGTAAATAATTTCTTACCAGGCAAATTCAGTGAAGAATCTTTAATTTTAGTAGCTTTGTGCCATGATATTTCTAAAGCTAATTACTACGAAGAATATGTACAAAATGTAAAGTTCTATAATGACAGTGGTAAACAGTTTGATAATGTTGGTAAATATGATTGGGTTGGGGTTAAGAAATATAAAGTTAAAGATGTAGAATTAAGAACTGTAGCTGGAGAACATGGTTTTAATTCTTACTATATAGTAGATAGTTTTATTAAGTTAAATCCAGCAGAAACATTAGCTATTGTTCATCATCACATGGGAGCTGGAGAACCTAGAATGCCTGCAGATATTAGTGAAATCTATGACAGATACCCTTTAGCTCCAATGCTTCACATGGCTGATTTAATGGCAACTTATATCTCGGAGAACAAATATTTTGAACAATCAAATTAAGGAACAATTAAAGAAAGTTACAGCTACTACTGTTAATTTTGAGGGTAATGATGAGGTTATTATTATCCCTTTGACCACTAAGTTTTCCAATAGTTTATTGAAGACTAATGTAGTCTACTTGATAGAACTGAAAGATTTTATTATTCACCCAGATGAAACTTCTACTCTGGCTAGTAATTGGAATTACGGTAAAGTACCTAAGTATAAGCAGTATAAAGTAGAAGTAGTAGAGAAGATGAATAATATGGTAAAGTTAAATGGTATCGCTTTTGAAGAAGGCAAAGATTTACTTACTGAAAATTGGTATGGTTGGCTCCCTCTAGATGGGTTTACAGTAATTGAACAATTTTAGTTTATTTTTATGGGAAAATATTATATTATAGTAAATGATAAAATATATTACGTTGATGATTATAACGTAGCAAGGAACGCAGCTGAATATTATGCTTTTACAGACAGTTCAGAAGAAAATGAATATGTTGAATATGGTAAATGCAGAATAGAAGAAAATACAGTTTATAGAGAAAGTATAGAAATATTGAGGTGTAATGATGGCTCTTAATTTAAGTAATAAATATAGACCAAAAGAATTCAGTGATGTTTCTAGTCAAAAGTCAATTATAAAGATTTTGGAAAGACAGGTTGAAACAAGAGAATTCAAAAATTGTTATCTTTTTTCTGGTCCATCAGGAACAGGTAAGACAACAATAGCTAGAATATTTGCTAATAAAATAAATAGAGGTTTGGGAGAACCTTTTGAAATAGATGCAGCTTCAAATAATAGCGTTGATAATGTTAGAACTATTATTGAAAGTGCAACACAGAGGTCTTTGGACTCAGAATATAAAATTTATATTATTGACGAGTGTCACATGATAACTCCTCAAGGTTGGAACGCGTTCTTAAAATGTATTGAAGAACCTCCAAAGTATACAATGTTTATGTTCTGTACCACTGACCCCCAGAAATTACCACCTACAATTATAAATAGGTGTCAAGTATATAATTTATCAAGGATTCCATTAGATAATATTATTAAGAGATTAGATTATATTTGTGAACAGGAAGGTATTGCTTATGAAACTGAGGCAATTAACTTCATTGCAAAAATAGCTAATGGAAGTATGAGACAAGCAATAGCATATCTCGATAAGTGCAAAGATTATTCATCTAAGTTTATTTCTGTAAGGAGTGTATTAGAAGCATTGGGAGATTATTCTTACGATACAATGTTTAATTTAACTAATGCAATTATGGACAATAATAAAGAACAGATAATAAATATTATTGAGGGTTTATATAATAATGGAAATGATTTGAAGTTATTTATAGATTCATACTTAGATTTTATCTTAGATTTAGCGAAGTATTGTATTTTTAATTCTTTAACAGTTATAAAAATACCAGCAACAATGAAAAGAAACTTAGATTATACAACTGGTATAGAAAATAAAGAACAATTTTTCAATGAGTTTATAGATAAGGTTTTAAAGATAAAACAGGCAATAAAAGGTGATTCTAATATTAAAACAACTATTGAAATAATGTTATTAAATATGGGGAAGATTTAGTGGTTGAGGAAAGAGAAATTACAAAACGAGAAGCTTGGTTAATGTATTTAGAGCAAAATTATGATATGGTTTTACCATTCGAGTCAAAGATAGACTATGATTTTATAACTTTATTAAAAAAGTTTAATATAAAAGTGAAAGGAGAAAACAATGATTAATTATCCGGGTCGCGACCTTTATTCAAAAATCGAAAAAGTTGTAGATAGGGCTTTTAGAGATAATTTAATTAAGACTGACAGTACCTATTATTCCATAAATGGAATTTCAATTGATTTAAGTACTATTGAAAATGAGTACGATTTACCATTTATTGAGGTTGAAATTGATATAGTCTATGATAATTATTCTCAGTCTTTAACTACGAATTATTGGTTAGATAAGTCAGAAGATTATAATGAAGGTTATCTTTCTTGTGAAATATGGAAGTTGGTAGAGTAAGAGTAAATGGTTAGACATACTTTGATGAATAGCCTTCTAGAGGCTATTGATAAACATTATTTTGTAGAATTTAATAAATATGATGAAGATAGTATATGTGTTAGATTAACTTATGGACTACTTAGAAAATCTATGATAATCAATAGGAGTATTTTTAGAGAAGACCCTGGATTATTGCTAGATTTAGTAGTTAGTGATTTTGAAAGGGAGATGAGAGAATATGAGGGTGACATTCGAGAATAAGAATGGTGAAGAGAGAGATATTGGTTATGCTGAAACAGAGAAAGAAGCTTTAGATATTATTAACAAATTCTTAGAAGACCATAATTATAAATCATATTATCAGAGAAGAGCTTTTATTGAAGAGAAGCAACGGTATTGGATTGATGTTGGTTCATGGTCAGAATTTTTCTACATTTACGTTTAGGAGGTAGACATGTTAGGTAAGTTATTTATTCGGTATTTATTAGGGGTACTTTCTGGAGTAGGGTCTATTTATTTATTTACCATTTTAATTGTTAAAAAGCTAGAGGATATGGACTAATGTCATGGGCTACTTTTGTGGTATTCTGTATGGGCTTCTTATTTGGTGTAGTAACTATTGTGGTAGTATCTTGCTTGGTAGTAGCCTCCGAAGCTGATGACCGAATGGAAAAATACAATGAAACACTTAAATAATTTATGGTTAATTATTAAGTACCCATTTCTGGCTCCTCGAAATTTGAAGGACAAAATAGATATTTATCGACTTAATCATACATTACTTGACTGGATGCCAAATGCTTGGAGAAATAAATTTGGTGAACAGATGTGTCGAGATATTAGAAAAGCTCTTCTTAAAGATGGTGGCTTAAAAGCACTTTTTAATTATAGAATTTACGATATAAAAGAGAAGTATGGTAGTCTTCGTTGGTATGATAATTGGAACTCAGACAGAACTGAAGAAGTTATAGATTATTATGAAGACCTTTCAATGTGTTATTGTATATCTTGTGGTAAGCCAGTTCGTTATATTACTAAGAAATGGGTAAGTTATCTATGTGCAGATTGTTATCATGAAGCTAGAAAATATAAACCTCAAGAAGAACAAGAAGAATTAGAACTCATAGAAAGAGCTAAGTTAGAAGATATTCCCGAAAGATATAAAATAGTTAATGATGAATATATCCACGAACCTTCTAAAGTAGATTTTAAGAAAATGTGGAATTTGAAGTAAGGTTAGTTTACTTTACTTCTTTTATTTTATATAATTATAATGTAAAAGGGGTATATTAACATGAAAAGTAGACAATGGGATAAATTAACAACTGAAAAGTGTAAGCAGTGCTGTAATGAGTGGTGCTGCCCATGTAATGATGGTTCAACAGGTTGTTTCGCTAATGATTTCTATGAAATGCTTTGTGATAACTCTTCTTTAGCTTATATTCATAGAGGTGAAGAAGATTTGTTTGATAAATTACAGGCAGAAAGTTATAACAGAATGGTTGAAAGCTACGATAATCCAGAAATATATGAAAAGTTTTGTGAAAAGTTTGTAAAGGAGCTAGGAAAATGAGACTAATTGATGTAGATAAATTAGAATATAGAACAGATGAAACTGGTTTTGGATATATTATGGCGTGGGAAATTCATAGCACCCCTACAATTCCAGCAATTCCAGTTGATTGGATATTAACCTATAGAAAATCTAACCCAGAAAAAATTACTCTTGATAGTATGCTTGAAAAGTGGTGCGAAGAAAATAACACTAATATGGTAAAAATGATTGATAGATGGGAAAAAGTGGGGTAAAGAAGATGAGGCTAATTGATGCAAATAAGATTAAAGAAGAACTTAAATTAAAAGAATTATCGCATATTATTAAACAAGAGGAATATCTTGATTATGTCTTAAATGAGTGGAAAACAAGAGTAGTTGAACTTGGTAGCTATAACGTTGTTGAAGAAATTGATAATGCACCAACAGTGGAAGCTATTCCTATTGAGTGGGTAGAAGACTATATTAAGAAACATACCTTTACTTTTAGAATTTATGATACAACTAATGAAAATGACCTTGATGCGATTACAACAAATGAGCTTACTTTGGTGAGTAAGATGTTAAAAGATTGGAAGGAAGAAAATGACAGATAAAGAAATTTTAGATAGAGGTTATCATAGATATGAACGAACTCAGTTTGATGGCTGGTATGTCGAATGTCATTTTCAAAAAAGATTTGATGATGAAATTGGTAAAAAGTATTTTATTGAAATAAATAAATACGAACAATATGAGCACCCTTCTACAGGTGAATTAACTGGAAATGTCTATGAATATGAAGTCTATTTAGAACCAAAGAATTATAAAGGTGCTATTAGAATTTTATTCTACGCTGGGGCTACTTTAGATGAAGTAGAGAAACAAGTTGAAGAATTATTTGCTTCTGGGAATTATGAATATTACGAAGAGTGGGAGAAATAAAATGGCAGGAATTGATTATGGCACATTAATTATTAAAAATGGAAAAGTTTTGAACGATGAAGATACATTATTTCCAGACCTTATAATTGGTGATTATACCCTTAATTTTTATAAAAAGACTTTAACTATTTTTAGTAGAAATACGAAGCAAGACGTTGAGAATTATTGGTTCTATGACGACAAATATTCATGGCATTTAGACACTGTAGTTGGGCATTTGCATGTTAAAGCCTTAGATAGAGATGCTGGCAAGGGCAGTAGAAAAGGTAAGGAAAGAGCACGTTTCATTACCAGAATAGACGGTTACACAATTATTTTTGGCTATGGAATAGACCCAAGTTTAGATAGAAAATACCAGAAAGAAATCATGGATAGCTACGGTTTTTCTAAAAGAGAAAAAAGAATAGTATCTAGATATTTATGGGGGAAAGAAAATGAGATGCGATAAATGTGGTAAAAGATTTGATTACAGTTGGACTCCAGACAGTAGATGGCCAAGATATAAAATAGAACAACAGTGTGGAGTGCTCTATAATATTAGTGAAATAAATCTTTGTGATAAATGTAGTCAAAAATTAAAAGAGTGGTTGGAGAGTGAAGAAAATGAATAGCTTTAATACTTCAGTAACAAAAGACCACTATTCAATTACTTTTGAAACTGATGATAAGAACAATTATGAAGAAGTAGAAGGATTATGCAGAAGAATTATTGATAACCCTGCTAGAACTATTCCTGTTACCTGGGTAATGGATTGGGTGTTAAAGTATGAAACTGACTATAAGTTCATTGGTAGTTCAACTCGTGAAAATGTAAATAGAATGTTAAATGATTGGTGGAAAGAAAATGCTAAGTAAAGAGGAATTTTGTAAATATGTAAAAGCTTACAGAGAATTTAATACTTTTGTAGATGAGCTTGATAAATTCTATGTTAAAATATGGGAAACTGATGCTTATGGTTGGTATAATAATTATTATGTTACAATGTTAAATAGGTTAATGGAATGTGAACCTGACGAAAAATATGGAACAATAGTTGAGAATTTTTTATTTAATAGCGATAATAGTGAAGAAGACCCTGAAGAATTTTATAATAAATTTGTAGGGGATAAAAATGGACAAAATATTACTACAGCGGGAGCAATTCCTATTGACTTTATAAACAAAAAGTTAGAATGGTATAAGAAAAGGGAAAAGTGGCATAATGACTCAGATTTCCCAGGTGTTAATGATGCTGAAATAAGCAGAGAAACAATCGAATATTTGATAAAGGACTGGAGAGAAGAAAATGAAATTAATAGATGCAGATAAATTACCTTGGGTAGATAAAGTTATCTTAGTCGACAATGTAGATGGTGATATTGTTATAAAAGTAGCACCAAATTATACATCGTATGTAAATAAAGAAACCCCAACAGTAGAGGCTATACCTATTGAGTGGATAGAGAAAGAAATGAAAAGACTTGATGAGGATATTAAGTGGGCATGGTATTACGGCAATGTTGCACTTGATAAAATGGAATACTTAAAAATGTGGTTAACTTTGAAACTAGAAGATTGGGAGAAAGAAAATATAGCTAAAATATCAGAAGGAAATTATGACTCTGATGAAGAATATGAAGAACAAATGAGGTGCTTAGATGAGAATTAAGGCGATGGAATTTGAAAAAGATTATCAAAAAGGCATGCTTGTTTGTAAATTGACAGAGCAGGAACTTAATAATCTTTTAGAAGAGTCCTATAATGAGGGCTATAAAGATGGTTATAAGGATGCTACTACCACAAAACTCCCTTTTAAAGATAAAGATAGATGGGAAGTAAGTTATGTTAAAGAGGAATCAACAACTGTACCTAATACAACTTTTAAGGTAAGTACTTCTCCAGCAATAATTACTGAGATAAATAATGATATTGGTCATGGCACTATCACTGCAATTTCTTCACATGACCCTAATTTAAAAGCAGTGGGTAATAAAGAGGAGAAAGAAAAATAAAAAAGATGTTTAAGTATACTGAACCTTTACAGAAGGTTATAAATAATTTAGATAGTGAATACCCTAATTATGAATTTTATGTAGTTTGTCAGAAAATGAATAAACCAACAGATGGTGTTTGGGTTGAAATGTTTAATATTTTTCAGAACTGGTTAGTATCTGAAGGCGTGTTTAAAGCCTGTAAGAAACACTTAAGAAATAAGAAGAAATTTACTTTTGAAGAACTTCAGGAAGAAATCAAAGGTATTATTAGGTGGCAAGAATGGTCTCGCTATGAATATGAATGTTCAGTAGGCCCAGCTTTTCCGAGTAGTTTAGATGAACTAAAGAAAATTGATTGCTATTGGCAGGCAAAACCTAATATGAAAGTCATTACAGAAATGTGTATTAAGAGAACAAAAGAGTTCTTGAAGGAAAAGAAGAATGACTAGAGAAGAAATTACAAAGTTAATAGAAAATGTAAAGAAGAAACTTTATGAGCAGCCTCAAAAGATTTATATATATGATGAGTTGAAAGAAATGTTAAAGCCATTACCAGAAATAGAGGAGAAAAAAAATGAAAAGGGTAAGAAGAATGGGTAAGAAAACTTATACAGTTCAATGGACACCAGATATAACTACTACTACTGGTAATGGTTCTATTTCTATTGGTACACCAACTGGTGGTGGAACAGATGTTTCTAATTTAGTACCTAGATTACCTAGATGTAGCTGTTGTCAGTTTTGTCCATTTACAGATGGGGCAATTTACACTTCATTACCTGCACAGGTAAAGTGTACTTTGACAGATGAATTCCACTTCTGTGATGATACGCACTGTGATGTTAAAGAAAAAGTAATTCCTATTGAGTGGGTAAAGAATTATCTTCATGAACTTGAAACTATTTCAAAAGATAATTTAGATTTAGGTGAAGATGGTTATTTTGGAGAAGTAGTAGCAATAGAAAATATGTTATCTGCTTGGGAGAAAGAAAATGACAGATAAAGAAAAAGCAATTATCATGGCCTATACTGGCACAGCAATGTTAGTCGGTGATAAGTTTGATATATTTCATCAGTATATTGAAGAAAAAATGGGTAGGTCTATTTGGACTCATGAATTAGCTTCTGAAAAGGTGTGGGCAGAAATCAAAGAAGCTACAAGAGAAGACTTTAACAGATTATGCCGAGAAACATCATCCGAAGCAATACCTATTGAGTGGATTAGAAAGTGGAATACACATCAGTCACCGATTGTAGCGGGTTATGTGGCTTATATGCTATTAGACTGGGAGAAAGAAAATGGGTTATAAATCACCAATTGAAATTACTACAGACTTAGTTGACGGGTTTAATTTACAGATAGAAGATGGCGTATTTAAAGCAGTAGCAAATTATGGTGTTAAAGTTGATAAAGAAGAATTATTAAAGGCTTTAGCTTATGATAGAAACCAATATAAAAAAGGTTATGAAGATGCTATGGCTGAGGCTATACCTATTAAATGGATAAATGAATGGATAGATAGCATAAAGGATAAGGATAGATATAAAAACAAGTATGTAGAAATTCCTTCAGAAGTGAAAATAGTTGTTTATAGAGATAATCAAGTTATCCCTATTCCTTGCGTTTCCGATATGATAGAAGATTGGAGGAAAGAGAATGCGTAATGTAGTAGCATTAGATGAGAATGAAGTGGTTATCAAAAAATCAGAGTTAGAAAGTTATCAATTTGCAAAGGCAGTATTATCAAAAATTCTTAGATTTCAATCTTGTGTAACTTGCAGTGATAATAAATGTATTTATAGAGTCAAAGACGGTACTCGTTTCCAATACCCAAGAGTTAACTGTATCAATTGGCGAGGCAAGTGGGAGTGGGAGGAAGAAAATGAGTAAAACTAAAATAAAATGAGTAAGCAAAAGAATTGAAGTAGAAGATAGAGATGAAGCACATGATTATTATGACCCGCATTTTCCGAGAGCTCAACCTTATATTCCATCACATTATGAAATTGAATACTTTCCAATCTGTGGTAACTGCGAAGCAAATATGCAGTCAGGTTATAAGTTCTGTCCTTACTGTGGAGCTGAATTAGAGTGGACAAATAAACCCCAAAAGATTATAGAAAAGGTAAACCATTCTCATTGGGAAGAAGAAAAGAAAAGAAAAGATAATTTTAAGTTCTTATGTGAAGAATTATCTAAGATAAAAGAGTGGGAGGAAGAAAATGAAAGATGTAATGGAATATACTTTAGAAGAACTTCAGGCACTACCTATTAGTGATGCAGAAACTGTAGTTGGTAAGAAATATAATGAACTTATAATAGTCCCACTTGAAAATATTCATGACAGTGGTTATCCTTGTATGAAGTACGTATTGGTAAATACTAACAAAAGTAGAGATTTTGTGGGTGTTGTAGGTGGTTATAGTGATGTCCTTCATTTAGGTAGAGGTTCTCTTAAAAATATTAGTGCTGACGCGTGTGCTCATATAGATTGTTTACCTAACAGCCATTGTATCAGATTAATGTTCTTTACAAATATGGTAGTACCTCAATTCTATTGGGGTAGTGATTATCATATTGAAGAAGATAGATAGGAGATTACGTGGATAATTTTTTAAAAATAGAAGATATACTTGGTGATGTTGTCTATATAAATCTAGAAGATGTTAGTTTTCTGGCGACAGACTTAGATAAAGTTGTAGTAAGATTTAAAGGTAACCCTCATGAACATACTTTTGATAGTATTACTGATGAATGTTTAGAAGAGCTCAGAAAATTCCCAAGACCTGGAGACCACTCAGTTAGAAAAAGAAGAAAGAAATTAAATGAGGAAATTTAATGAAGATAGAAAATGTTAACATTTATGGTTTAGAATCTAGTATCAGAGGTGCTAAATTACCAATGTCTGTTAATACAGAATCATTAACAGAGGAGTTAACTCCAGGTATTCAGAAGTTAGCACTAGCAGAACCTGGTAGTGGGCACGACCAATTTTTAACTGGAGTTATTGTGCAGTTTGATTTGACAATACCCATTAAAATGTGGACAGAACTTCAGAGATACCATTTTATTGATTTTGTTTCTAGTCAGTCTACAATTCACAGAATAGCAAAATTTGATATTGCTAAGCAGTGTAATGAGTATGTAGATAAAAGAGCGATAGATTTATTAACCGAATTAGTTAATAACTATAATGCAGATAAAACGCCAGAGAATTATTTAAAGTGTTTATATAATATCCCTACTGGCTTTGAATTAACTGCTAGATTAACTACTAATTTGAGACAACTTAAGACTATTTACGGACAGAGAAAAAATCATAAACTTCCTGAATGGCGAGAGTTCTGTAAATGGGTAGAAACATTACCATTAATTAACGAAAAAGAGAGCTAATCTCTTTTTTAGTTTACTTTTTTAATGTTTTTATATATAATTATTATATGGAAGACGAAGTTGTTAAAGTAAAAAAGTTAGATAAATACGGAATATTGAAACTTAAATCTAAGCAATATTATAATCTTCCACAAAGAAGTCTTAATTTAGTATATTTAGAAGATGAATCTTTAGTTGCAGTTGGCGATGATGAGATAGAAGTAGTTTATACTGATAAGGAGGAGTAATGTTAGGTCAAGATAAATTGATTAAGAAAATAGATACTTATAATATTTCTACTTTACCACATTCAATTCTTCTTGTTGGGGAAAGAGGTTCTTCTCAGTATGAGATTTGTGATTATATTTCAGAGAAGTTTAATTTACCTTTATTTGATATAACAGAAACAATTTCTGATGAGTATCTCAATGAAATATATACTAGCCCTAATTTAGGTTTATATATAGTAAATATGTCTAAGGTCACTGAAAGAGAGCAAAATATTTTATTAAAGTTCTTTGAAGAACCTAATCGGTTTACTTATATTATTCTCATCTGTGAGTCAAAACATAACTTATTACCTACTATTGAGAGTAGAAGTTATGAACTAGAAATGGAAACATATTCATATAAAGATTTATTCCCATTGGCTAAAGAGAAAGATTTAACTTTAAAGGTATGTACAACACCAGGTCAGATTGAAGTAGCTAATTCTACAGATATGCCTGCATTATTTGCTCTGTGCAAAACAATGTTGGAAAAGATGAATAAAGCAGCTTACTTCAATGCACTCACTATTTCAGATAAAATAAACTTTAAAGATGAATACGAAAAGTATGATTTATATTTATTTATTAAAGTTTTTGGTTATGTTTTATTAACTTCTGAAAGTGAAAATAGTTTACAAATGTATTACAAATTGATATTATTTAATAATAAGGTGTGGCCTTTATTAAATAAAAAACAACAGTTTGAAAAATTTATAACGGAATTGTGGTTATTAACGCATGGATATTAAAGAGTTAAAAAATAGAATAGAAACGAATACAGTATCTAATGAAATGATGATTTGGAAATTAGAAGATGAATCATCATTTGTTGTTGCGAGGCAGTATTATCATAGAATAGCAGAACAGAAAAAATTGAATATAAAGTTAATTGATTCATTTAGTGAAATTGCTAGTCAGGGGTTTATTGAAGATGATAATCTGTATGTGATGATAACTAAAGATTTTAATGATAAAACAATTAAAGAAAATTGTATAATTATTTGTAATACAACAAAGTTAAATTGTATTAAAATACCTAAATTAGAACAGTGGCAATTTGAAGATTATATTTCTGAAAAAGTAAAAGGTTTGAATAGAGATGAGATTCAATGGTTATCATCTCAATATGGTGTAAACTATTTTAGGTTTTTGAATGATATGGAAAAATTATCTATATTCGAACCTGAAATTCAACCTTTTATTTATAAACTTTTATTAGATGAAGGTCGGTTTAGAGATATTACAAGTTTAAATATTTGGGATTTATCTAACTCAATTCTCAAAAAGGATAGGAATTTAGTTAAGAAAGTATTAGAAGTAATTCAATATATTGACGTAGAACCTATTGGGTTATTAACGGTTCTTTATAATAATTTTAAAAGAATAATAACTATTCAAATGAACCCAGGTTGTACAGCTCAAGATTTGAATATATCTGATAAACAGTTCTATGCTATCAAAAAGAATAACTGTGGTTATTATTCAAACAATAGGTTAATAGAAATATTTAACATGTTAACTGATTTGGAATATAAGTTCAAATTTGAAGGTTTACCACAGAATAAACTTATTGATTATATGGTATGCAAGATATTAGGAGATTAGTATGGAAGATTTTAATTTTGAATCTATTTTAGTAAACATTGTAACAGATGAAATCACAAGAATGATTGTTGCAGCAACTCCAGAAGGAAGAAAGAAAATCTTAAAGTGTATTGAAGTAAGAGATAAGATTTTCAGTGAATGCAGCGAAGAAGAGAGACAGAAGAACGTTAAGAAATTTTGGGCTTTAATTAGTAAAGCAGGTACTTGGACAACTAGTGATTAGAATAGGTATTAGTACAGACCAGCATTGGAGTCAGAATTCTAGTATCTTAAGAAAACAAGGTAAAAAATATTCAGTAAGATTAGAAAACCTTATAAAAAGTGTTAATTGGTTTGAACAACTTACTGAAATAGAGCACTGCGATATGAATTTTTACCTTGGTGACTTTTTTGATAGGTCAGATTTGAATGCTCAGGAAATTACAGCATTAAGTGAAATTAAGTGGTTTAATAATAAGAAATATTTCTTGGTAGGTAATCACGAATCTAATGTTCTTAATCTAAACTTCTCATCAACTAAAGTATTCGAAAAATTAGATAGCAAAATCATTAGTGAACCTATGAAGTTAGAAGCTAATAGTTTGGTAGATATGTATTTCCTACCTTATATGTCTTCTAATAATAAGGTATTAAAACTTACAGATTATATACCAAAAGATACTAAAAAGAAAATTATCTTGTCACATAATGATATTGCTGGGTTACAGTATGGTAAGTTTATATCTACCTCTGGGTTCTTAGTAAATGATATTATGAACGACTGTACGTTATTCATTAACGGTCATTTACATAACAGTCGGATAATTAATGACAAAATAGTATTAGTTGGTAATTTAACTGGCCAAAACTTCAATGAAGATTCTACTAAGTATGAGCATTTGGCTTATATAATGCAGATAGATGATGATGGAAAAATTACTCTAGAACCTTATATAAATCCTTACGCTTTTAACTTCTATAAAATCTATATTAACAGTTTAAATGATTTGAATAAGTTAAATAACTTAAAATCTAATTCTGTATTATCATTGGTATGTAATGGTAATTTGGTTCAGAGAACTAAAGATTTGGTACGGAATAATAAAAACGTAGTTGAATATAGAGTTATCTCAGTTTATCAAAGAGAAACTTCAGAGGAAGATGGTACTGAAGAATTTATTAAAACTGAAGACCATATAACACAGTTTATAAACTATGTTCAAACTAAATTAGAACCGTCTAAAATTCTATCAGAGGAATTATCAATACTTTATAATTTGTAAGGCAGGTGGTTAATATTAATATCGTTTTTAAGAAAATAAAACTACACAATTTCTTTTCTTTTAATGATGTTGAGGTTAACCTAGACGATATGGGTTATACTTTGGTATCTGGGAGAAACAACTGTAAATTAGATAATGCTTACTCTAATGGCTCAGGTAAGTCATCTATTTTTAATGCCATCTGCTTTGCTCTTACTGGTGAAACTTCTCAAGGTGTTTCTAATAATTTGGGTAATATTTTCTCTGACCCTCACGATTGTTGGGTTGAATTAACCTTTAGTGTTGATAGCGATGAATTTATAATTAGAAGAATAAGTGAACCTAAATCTGCAATGCAGTTATATATTAATGGTGAAGATAAATCTGGTAAAGGTATCAGGGAATCTTCTAAGTTATTGGCAACTTATATTCCAGATTTAACTTCTATTCTAGTTAATAGTATTATCATATTGGGTCAGGGATTACCGAATAGGTTTACAAATAACAACCCAGCTCAGAGAAAAGAAATTCTTGAGAAGTTAACTAAGTCTGACTTCATGATTCAATCGATTAAGGATAAGTTAGAGTTAAGACAGCAAACCTTAAAGGCAAATCTTAGAACAAATGAAGATAATCTTTTGGCTAATAAATCACAACTCAAAGTTTATCAGAATCAGGCCAAGGCTTATGAGAATGACCTTAAGGAATATTCGAAGTATGATAATTCAGAAACTAATTTGGAAATCTTAATAACAAATTTAGAAAATGAATTAAATACTATTAACATCGAACTTAGTCATTTAGAAGAAAAAATTAAAGAAGAAACTAAGTTGGTAGATAAATGTACTTCTGATAAATTAGAGTATCACAATGCTAAATTCAATAACCCAGAACTTACAGAGTCATTAAAACCTTTAGAGGAACTTCTTAAAGAGAATAAGAAAAATGAAGATGATGCTAGGGTTAGTTTGAGAGTTAAGAAGAATGAGTTAAAATCTCATGAAGGTCTTCTCGAAAATGATATTTGTCCTACGTGTGGTCAAAAAATATCTGCTGAGTTAAAACTCGATTTATATTCACTCAAAGAAGAGATAGAAACTTTAGATAAACAGTGGAAAGAATTTATCTCTATTGGGGAAAGTATTAAAACCCAGATTGATGATATTAAAAGTGATAATGAAAAGAAGTATAATAATCTTATTAATCGTGCTGACGCTAAAATAGAATCCTCGAAATTATATATTAGTAGCTACAATAATTCTAAGGATATACTTACAACTGAAAGGAATAATATTACCTCTGACTTATATACTTTAAATAATTTAAAGACTAATTATAAGAAGTTATTAGAAAACATTTCTATTAATAATGATAATATTAAAAAATTAAAGGCGGATAATAAAAAGATAGATGCCGAGATTATTAATATAAATGCTCATTTAGATGTAGTACAACAAATGATAACGTTAGCTAAGAGGGAATTTAGAGGAGTATTATTAATTAATGTAATTAACTATATTAATAAGAGAATTAAACAATATTCAAAAGAGGTATTTGATAATGAGGGTTTAAACTTCTCATTAGACGATAATTCAATTGATATTTCGTACCACGGGAAACCGTATGAGAATTTATCTGGTGGTGAAAAACAAAAGATAGATGTAGTAGTTCAGCTTGCTCTCAGAGATGTTCTGAACAGACAGTTAAATATTCACAGTAACTTATTAGTGTGTGATGAAATCTTTGATAATTTGGATTCACAGGGCTGTAATAAAATAATTAACTTAATTTCTAGTTTAACAGATATTAACAGTATATTTATTATTTCCCATCACACTCAAGACCTTGAAATAACGAGAGACAATGAATTGTTAATCGAGAAAGGCGAAAACGGAATAAGCACCATTAGATTTGTATAATATAATTGAGGTGGTTTTATGATGTTTAAGAAGCCTAAAGGTGTAAGTTATACTCAAATGGCTATGTGAATTGATGAAAATATTTATAAAGAAGACTGCGATATGAATCAAGTCTATGAATATATGTATTTGTTGGCTTACATGTTGGGTTGTAAATCTAAATATTTTCATTCTTTAAATGACTACGATGGGTTTGCTTCTCACTTAGCTTATTCTACTTATATCAGAATGACTGATAATACTAAACCTAGAATTAAGTCTGTTCTTAATTACATGAAATCAATTCAATATTTCAGAAAATTAGGTTATGAAAAAGAAGCGTATAGTGAAATCATTGACCCTACTTTTACTAAACCTTGGGACCCCGATAAATTTGTTGAGAATTATAAACGGTCTCTGGAATCTGAGAACAAAGAAAAATTACAAGAAAGCATTATTGAATTATTAAAGACCACCCCGAAACTTATTAGAAAAAACATACCTGTTTTGTACCAAAATAACAGAGTCACCTTTTTAAACATTTATATTTCATGTCTGTTAACTATGATAAATAGGGTGACTCTGCCTAATCAATGTAAAGATTATTTTCAAGAAAAAACTAAAGACCCTTCGTCATTTAATGAAGCTAATTACTATAGGAAGCACTTAGATAAAAATGTAATTCTTTGAAACATGCCAGATTCTATGGAAGATGTTATTAACATGATAATCAATAAAGTTAATAATACTCTTGCAGATGAAATAAAGAGCTTTTCTAATGAAATTAAATTATCTGATGAAGACTTTAGTTCTATCATTTCCACAGCCTTCGGAGATAATAATGAAACAACAAATAATTAGTGATATAAATAAATTTAAAGAAGAAGATATTTATAGCGCTATGTTATATGCGTTGTATAAATTATCTAATAATAAAACATATAGTACCTTATCTGAGTTAATTTATATCTTAGATAAGGATAACTTTCTTAACCTCTGCTCAGTATTGGGAGGTTGTACTATAACTATACCTACCTTAGAACAACTAAGCAATTTAACACGTGCCCTATTGGTTTATCAATATACCACGGTAAATAACATGCCTTTTATTGAAGCTTGTAATCTGGCAGGTGTAGAAAACGAAGATAAGGAAATAGTAAAGTTATATAAGACTATTGTGGAGATATTGGAACATGGTGCTTTCTAAAATGTTAGAAGATATTGAAAGATATAAAAACAATAGTTTAAAAGAAATGATAGAAAACAGACTTGAAAATAATCTTAAATTGTACTTAAATGAATTAAATAAATCTTCAGAAAGATTATCTGAAAAAAGTATGAGTTTAAAAGTGATAAAGGAGTTGAGTAAGTAATGAAATCAAGCATTAAAAGAGATTTATCTACTTTAACTACTATCAGCCCAGGCGTGCTGTCGAAGCTTTTCGATAAGGAAGTTTGGTGTATCAGTAATGCAGTTGAGCAAGCTTTAGCTAATCAAGATAATGTTGCTGAGATTGATTTAGAAATTGGTACTTTGTATATCCAGGTAGATGAAGAAACTATAAGGTATAAATTTGTACCTGGTACTCAGCTTGAAAGAGCAGTAGTTGGTACTGTCAGTTCAGGGCACAATAGTTTAATAGCAAATTTAGAGACTAGTTTAGTTAACAAAATAACTAATACATATAAGGATTTCTTCTAGTATGGACGAGAAAAATGAAGTAGCAGTTAGCCCTAACGTTAAATTAACTTTAGAGGGTAATGATATTACAAATCAAATTATTTCTGAAAAAGACCCTAATAAATTAGAAGATTTAACTCAGTTATTTCTTCTCAATAAAAAGAAGAAAGATTTAGCTAGAATAAATAAATTATCTAATTTAATAGATACTATCGATGATGAAGTAATTAACAGATTTAATGAAGAACCTGAAAACTTCAATAATGACCAGTTAGTAAAGTACTTAACAGCAACTCAACAGATTATAGATACTACAACTAATAATATCGAAAAAGTACCTATGATTCAAATCAATAATCAGAAGAATGAAATTCATATTGACGATAGTGGTTTAAACAAAGAATCTAGAGCAAAAGTATTAGAAGTAATCACCAGTATTTTAAATGAAAGTAAAGTAATAGACGCAGAGGTGGAAGAAAAATAAATGGCATTAAGACATGTTAAAAAGTACTTCTCTCAGATAGCATCTCAATATTATCAGATGACTAAGATGATTGAAGGTTTTGAAAAAGAATTAAAAGAAGGTAAGGTTGAAGAATCTCAAGTTCAAACAGCCAGAAATATGATTTATCCTTTAAAGAATAATTATGATAGAATGGCTTATATAATTTATTTATTAAATCTACCTAATGACCCTAAAAGCAGAAAGAATAATGAAAAAGACCAATTGCGGTTAAAGAATTATTTTGCTAGAGTTAAAGCTGATGGAGATAGCATTGATTTTGAAAACAAAGATGTGTTAGAGAATTTAAAGAAATTCTTAAAGGAAAATGGGTATGAGTAAAATTTTAGAAGAATACGATGAAAATAGTTTACAAGACTTTATAAATAGTATAGAATTACCTTATACAGGGGAATTTAAGAATAATACTTACATAGTAGATGTAAATAAAAGTAATGAATTCTCTGATATTTATAATTTCTTATCTAAGCTAGATGGTTTTTATGTTTTGGATAATCCTATAGCTGATAATAATACTGCTTCATTTACTTTTACTAATGGGGTATTTGAGGCTAAGTTAACTGGTGATTTTAAAAATGATTTTTATAGATTGGTGGTATCTGAAGTATAATGATTAAGGAATTAGTTACAGATATTGAAAAACTTTCTGAAAGAGCCCAGGAGTGGGACGTGAAAGAGGAAAGTGATAAGGCAGTGGAAATTCTCCAAGCTTTAAATGATACCTTGGAAGTACTTAATGAAAAAGATGGTAGAGCAGTTTTAACTGCTAATCAAATTGGTTATACGGAAAGAGCTTTCGCTATTAAATTTGCAGATGATACTAAATTCTTCTTTAACCCTATTATTAAGGCTAGAAATGGTTTAGTATTTTCTCGAGAAAAAGATTATCTTACAGGTACTGAGTATATTGTACCTAGAAGTAAGGAATTAATATTACATTATCAAGACTGCCTTGGAAGAACAAAAGGAAATAAATTTGAAGGCGCTGCAGCTATTGTAGCTAGTGGTGCTATGGATTCTTTGGAAGGTTTATTAATATCTGATTGGGGCTTAGAAATTACACCTGAGTTTGATGTAGCTTCTGAGGAAGAACAGAAAGAAGTTTTGGCTTATTATATTCAGTCTCTTAATGCTTATAGAGATGCTCTTGATAAAGACCTTAGTGAAGGTGAAAATAAAGAAGAATATAAGGCTATTAAATTCATGGAAGGTGTAGCTAATGGTACTGTTGAATTAGAAAAACAGCCTGAACCTAAAATGAATAGAGCTCAAAGAAGAGGTCTTGATAGAATGATAAAGAAAATTGCTAGTTCAATAAAAACTAAGCATTCAAAGAAAAGGAGAAGATAATAAATGTTAGTTGTAACAACTTCTGCTAGTAAGGATAGAAGAGTTAAAATCCAGGAATTGGGTAGAATTGTAGGCCCTGGTGTAAAGTTTGAAGTATCACCTGAGAGATTTAAAGTCCTTGCTGGTAATAACAGGTACCGTGTTCGGTTTGTAGAAGCTGTTGGAGAAGTTCCAGCACCAACACCAGAACCGGTTGCTCCTGTTAAGGAAGAAGCACCTGTAGTTGAAGAAGAGCCTGAAATCTGGGTTATTGAACCTGGTAAGGACCCTGTACAGGTAGATGAAAACCTTGAACCTATTAAGGAAGAGGTAGTTGAAGAAGAAAAGCCAAAGAAAAAGCGTGGCCGTAAGAAGAAAACAGAGGTAAGTGAAGATGAATAACCCTGTAACAACTGGTATTTTTACCATTTATACTACAAAGTTAATGGAACCTAATTTTGTTTTATCTTTAATGAATAAGTGTAACAGATTAGTGTTATCTTATAATGATGATGGTAGTGTAAGAGCTGAGTTAATTGATATGGTACCTCAGCAAGAAGAACCTAAACTAGAAGTAGTAGAAGAACCTCAGGAAGAAGTAGTAGAAGAACATGAGTAGTCGGAGAGAAGAAGTTAGAGACCATAGAAATATGATTATCGGCTTCATTTCCGACGTAGGTGACAAAAAGATAGCAACGCACATGAGAAAAGGTTATGCTGGATTTTATATTAAGTCTACTAATATGACTTTTGATAAAACTGGCAGACTTTTCTCATACGGCGATGCCTGTCAGTCTCTTATAAGAGATATGGAAAATAATAATTAAGGAAGGTAATCATATGACAGTTTATAGCACAGGTTGTCCTAAGTGTAAGATTTTAATTAAGAAATTACAGCAAAAAGAAATACCTTTCGAATTAGTTGATGATGAAGAAAAAGTTATGGAAATAGCTAACACTAATTGTATACAATCTGTACCTTTCGTAGAGTATAAAGGTGATATATATCTTTTTGAAGATGTAGTTAAAATGATTAATGCAATGTAGGAGTTAGTGTTATGGAAATTGAATTAAAGTTATTAACAGATTTTGAAAGAACATTAAACGTATTAAGAGAAAAGTACGGAGAAGATTTTGAATATATCAACGGTGTTCACCCTAGTCAGTTAGACTATACTGAATTCCTTTCAAATTTTATTAAAAATGATACATTAGCAGATACAACAGTGGACCCTAACGCTAATGCTAATCATAGAGATATTAGAAGTTTTATGACTGAAAAAGGAAAAGCTTCTGATAAGCTTTTTGGTTTAAATAAGATATTCTTAGAAATCAAAAAGAAATGGGGTTTAAAAACTGCAAAGCAGTGGCTCGAACGGGAGTATTCAAAAGCATTCTATCTCAATGATGCTACTAGTGCGAGCTTTTATCCTTATTGTTGGGCAAATGATTTAACTAGATTAGCCACAGAAGGTTTATTCTTTTTAAATGATGCTGTTTATAATTATAGGGATGACGACGATAATCTTATTACTAAGAGATATAATAATCAGCCACCAAAGCACTTAACTACTTACTTTGATGATGTTATCGAATTCACATCATTTTTAAGTAATAGACAGTCAGGTGCCGTTGGTTTACCAAATGTTATAGTATGGGCATACTATTTCTGGAAACATGACTGTGAGAATAATTATTTCTTAAGGGACCCAGATACTTATTTAAGACAGAATTTCCAGAAGTTTATATATAGATTAAATCAGCCATTTATGCGTATTGACCAATGCCGGTTTACCAATGTTTCAATTTTTGATAGACCTTATTTGGAAAGCTTATTTGGTGGGCTTGAATTCCCAGATGGCACATTCGCGATTGACCAAATCGAAGAATTAATAGAGTGCCAGAAGGTATTCATGGAAGTCGTTAGTGATATAAGGTCTGAGAATATGTTTACATTCCCAGTACTTACTTATTCACTTTTATATAAAGATGGAAAATTCCAAGATGAAGATTTTGCTAGATGGTGTTCAGACCACAACGTAAAATGGTCTGACAGTAATTTCTTTGTAAGTGATAATGTCGGAGTATTGAGTAATTGTTGCAGATTATTATCAGATACTAAAAAGTTAGATGCTTTCATTAACTCAATTGGTGGTACTGCTCTTTCAGTTGGTTCTTGCCGTGTAAGTACAATTAACTTAGTAAGAATTGCTTATGAGGCGTTCCAGTATAATAAACCGAATGAAGTACCATTAAAGAGAGCTAAAGATAAGTATATTAAGATTCTTAGAGAAAGAGTAGAATTAAACTGCAAAGCTCTTACTTCAATGAGACAAATCATTAAAAGAAATATTGAAAAAGGTCTTTTACCAAATTACTGTGATGGTGCTGTAGAATTAGATAAACAGTTCTGTACCATTGGTGGTATTGGTATGTACGAAGTAATGGATTTATTTGGGCTTATTAAAACAGATGAATTAGGTAATAAGTATTATTCTGATGAAGCCATTGAATTCACAACTCAGATATTAGATGTTATGAATGAAGTTAAGGATAATTTCCCTTGCGATTTTACTTTTAACATTGAAATGATTCCTGCTGAAAACTGTGCTGGAGTTATCTGTAATGCTGATAATTTATTGTATGACCAGGATAAGTATTTCATTTATTCTAATCAATGGATTCCATTAATGGAGAAATGCACATTAGAAGAAAAGTTAAAATTAGGTAGTTTATTCGACAAGAAATGTGGTGGAGGCTGTATTGCACATATTAACATAGAAGGTAGATTCCCTTCAAAACAAACAGCTTGGGAAATGCTTAATTACGTAGCTCAGAAAGGTGTTATCTATTTTGCTTTCACAACTAAAATCAGTGTCTGCAGTAATAAGCATGCTTTCATTGGTGTTAATAAATGCCCTATTTGTGGTAAGCCAGTAGCTGACCAGTATTCAAGAGTTGTAGGATTCTATACTCCTGTTTCATCTTATCAGAAGATAAGAAAACGTGAGTGGTCAAATCGTAAATGGTATAATCTAGATGATTCATTACTAAGTTAAGAGGTTAGTTTACAATTAACCTCTTTTTTAATATAATATTATTGTAAAGGAATGGTACTACTATATGAAGAAATATTTAGGTTATTTAGTAATTGAATCTGAGAAAGATTTAACTGGCTCTAAGGTTATCTGGTCAGATAAAAATGGAGTAAGGCTTGATAATATAGGAGTTATTAATAATAAGGGAGATTTTACTAATTTTCCACAGTTTTATAAATATTCAGAACCGTGGGACCCACATTCATGCCCAGAGTATTACCCAGTTCGTAAGGGTGAAATATTAGAAACAATCGAAAATGAAATTAAGTATTGGGAAAAACAAAAAGTTGAATTCAATGAAAAATTTGGTTGGGGGTCAATGTAATGGAAACTAAGAAGTGCTGTATCTGTGGTAAGGAATTTGAAGGTTGGGGAAATAACCCTTGGCCATATAAGTCAGAAGGCGATTGCTGTGATGAGTGTAACTTACAATATGTTATACCTATGAGATTATCTTTAATGCAGGAGAGAAATAAAGCTAAATTAAATATAGAAGAATAGGAGATTTAGCGTCTATGAAAATAGATTATATTGAATTTATGTACCGCGCTTATGGATATATAAGAGATAATGGGTACGTAAAGAATGAAACTGCTAAAGAAATTTTAGATAGAATTGATGACCCAGTTTTAAAGCGTATGGGTGGAACAGACCAAGATATTGATAATTTTATTTTGTGGTGTGACACTCAGACAAAACAAAGTGATTATATGACAACAGTTAAAGCTATTAATGACGTAGCAAAATTAACTGGAGAAATAGATACTAAATATTTAAATGTACCTTGTTCAGCTCTTAATCTTTATTTTAAGAAGATGAGAGAAGAAGAGGAACGTAAAAATAGTACCTCAACTTTTATTGGGGATATTAAAGATAAAATAACTGTAGAAATTAAAGATATTAGAAGATTATATACTAATAGCTTTGGTTATTATATTTATAGAGTTGTAGGAACTGATGACAATATTTATATTATTTCTACTACTATTTATAACTTAAATTCTGGAGATGTTATCACAGGTACTATTAAGGACCACAGAGAATATAAAGGAGAAAAACAGACAGTACTCAACAGAATCAAAAAGTTAACTACTGATGATGATGAAGTTACTGAGATGTTACAGAGGGTAGCAAATGATTGTTAAAGGTGTTACCGATGAAGATTTCTTACAGTACCAAAAACCTTCAATGTTTATAATTTGTCCTTGGTGTACATTTAAGTGCGATAAGGAAAATGGTACTCAGATTTGTCAAAATCGGTCATTAGCTCATGCTAAAGAATTAGATATAGATACAGAACTTTTAGTTAAAAGGTATCTAAATAATAATATTTCGAAAGCTATAGTTTTCGGTGGGTTAGAACCTATGGAAAGCTTTGACGATATAATGTTATTTCTTTATATCTTAAGAGATAAATATCAATGTAAAGATGATGTTGTTATTTACACAGGTTTTAGAAATGATGAGATAGAAGAAAAAATTAGTTTACTTTCGCAATATAAAAATATTATAATTAAATTTGGTAGATTTATACCAAATCAAAAACCTCATTTTGACCCAGTATTGGGGGTTGATTTAGCTTCAAATAATCAGTATCGGGTTAGAATTAGTTAGGAGTATTATGTTTAAGAATAATTTAGTTAAGTTTTCTGAGTATATTGTAAAATCAACAAATGGTTATACTTATGAAGTCCTTTTAAAGCGCGTCGGTGATGAAGTAAAAGTTTATATGAATGCAGATGATGTAGCTATGAAACTTTTAATTAACATATATAGAAATAAAACCGATGAAGAAATATTAGCAGATATTGATAGTAGATTAGAAACTATTGCAGATTTCTTAGAAGATTTTATTGAAACACTTATGGAAGTCTTCCCAGTAGAAGAAGACGGTGGCGATGAGTTTATCTCAGAAGAACATATAATTAAAGGAAAGATGGTGAGTTAGTGGCTTACGTATTACTGCCAGAAGAACGCGAAACACATTTATATTATGATGAACAAAATGATGAATGTCAAATAACTACTTTCAGTAAAAAGTTACAGAGAAAGCTAAAGAAATTCCAAGCTGAATTTCCTGATTTAGTAAAAATAACTCTTGATACTGAAGATGGTGAAATGTGGTTTGAATTACCTAAAAGTAGTTTAGTACTTAATTTCAAAAACCCGAATAAAAAGAGAAAATCTAGAGAGCTAACCCCGGAAGAAAAAGCTAAATTAGCTGAAAGATTAAAACGGGGCAGAGAAAAGAATAAAGCGTAGTTTACAAAAACTGCGCTTTTTTATATAATAGTATTGTAAAGGTGGTAATTTGTTATGAAAAACAAAGAAAAATTCGATTTAAGGAAAATTAATTGGTATGATATTTATGATAAGAAAACTGATACCAAGACCTTAAAGATTAGTTCAGATGGTAAGTTAGTTGGTAAGATTGTTTTTAAGAGTTCAATTTCAGAAGCTTTAATGAACTGGTTAGAAAAAGAATATAAGGAACTACCAAAGGAAGAACAAGTAGTTACTAAGAAAGAAAAAGAGAAGATTGTTCTGCCTGAAATACCAAATGCAAACAAAGTCTTAAAGAAGAGAGGTAGACCAAAAAAGAATAGCTAAATTAAATATATGCGTATGAGGTTTTTCTATGGAAACTAAAGATAAGGAAAGATTAAAAAAATTATTAAATAGCCCAGAATATCATGGAGTAAGAGAAGTAATAGATGCTGGTGAATGGGATAAACTTTGGGATAATTTATTTAATATGCCTGGTGCTAAAGATTTAACAAATGAACCTACTAGATGGCATGAATATTGGCCTGCAATGTTTATGACAATGTTCGCAGAATTAGGTATTGATTGTGGGTTAAAAGAAATTCCAGGTTATGCTTTTACTAGTTCTTCCATCGAATATATAAAAATTCCAGAAGGTGTTACCAGTATTGGTAAAAAAGCTTTTGAATTTTGTAATCAGTTATCTGATATTGAAATACCAAGAAGTGTTACTAAAATTGGTTATGATGCTTTTTATATCCCAGTAGATGCTGTTAAAAATACTGCTAGTAAGGTCTTAAGAAATATTATTTTACCTGAAAGATTTAATGATAGAGAAACACTTAGAAATATTGGTATTAAAGAAGATATAGATAGGTTGAGGTTTATTTAATGATGCTAGAGAAAGATAAACAAGAAGTAGCTGCACTTTGAAAATGGAGCGAATATATTAGAAATTTAGTTAAAGAAGAAGATTGAGATAAACTTTGAATAGCTTTGCGGACTTATGATACATTAAATGATAAACCTAAATATTTTTATGAATTAAGGTTTATATTAATGTTTCAGGAATTAGGTATTAAATACGATAAATAGGTTGGTAATATGAAAATAGAAAGATTAGATGAAGTTAGAGCAAATACCCATCAACAACATTTTGAAGACCTTGTTCTTTTTGGAGTTGAAGGTCTTAACGAATTAAATGATAAAATAGAAAAATTTGCTCAGACCTTAGAAGGTCAAGATGTTGGGTTAAATACCACAGTTAAAATTGATGGGGCACCTGCTGTATTCTGTTGGCATAAATTCCCTGGCTACCCAGACGATTCAATTTCATTAAAAGGTTTTGTTAATGGTGCTAAGAATGCTATTTCTTCTGTAGAAGATATTTACGCTAAGTATAATGATAGACCTTCAATGAGCGAAATGCTTGAGTTCTGTTTAGAAATAGCTAAACATATCCCAGCTGGTGAGTGCTGGCAAGGTGACTGTTTATTTGTAAGTAGTACTAAGAGTGAACAAGAAATTTTAGGTAAAGATTATATTACCTTCCAGCCTAATAAAATTGTTTATGCTTTCTCTGGAGATAATCCAGGTTATGAACAAGTAAAGAATGCTGATTTTGGTATAGCATTCCATACCATTTATAAAGGTACTCAAGATAATTTATCTCAAAGTTTTAGAGTTGACCCTACAAGAATAGATGTACCTAGTAATATTTATATAATGTCTCCAGCTCTTAATGCTTCAAATAAAAAAGAAGATTATAAATTAGATGAAATACTTGAACTGTATGATGAATTAAAAACAATAGAAGCATCACTTGAAAATGACCCAGCTTATGAAGAATTAGTAAATAACAAAGAATTCTTAACTTTCTGGCAGACCTTTGAAAATAAAACTTTAGCAGATAACAAAGCAACTAATATAAATCCTGATTTATTTATTGATGAATTACAGGAACACTTAGAAGATAGAATAGCTAAAGGTAGAGTATCAAAAGTTGGTGCTGTTAGATTAATTAATATTATTAATACTAAACAAAGTACTTTAACAAATATAGTTAAAGCCATTAATAAGGCTTCTGAAATTAAGATGCTTTTATGGGGCGGTTATAAAAATTCAAAAACAGATTATAATACTTTCTACAGGTCAAGAAGTAATGGTTATATTCCAGCAGGAATGGAGGGTATAGCTATGTCTGATTCAGACGGTAATATTGTTAAGATAGTAGATAGAAGTTCATTCTCTAATGTTAATAGAGACCCAGATTATATGTCAGGCTTTGAACATGAAAGTTTACAATTAGGAGAAGATATGCATGATAAAGGTGAAATAGTATTCGCTTTTGGTAGAATGAACCCGCCTACTAAAGGCCATGAAAAATTGATTAGATTTATGGGAGATATTTCAGCTGAAAATAAACCTAGAATTTATTTAAGTCATTCTCAAGATAAAAAGAGAAACCCATTATCTTATGAAGATAAAATAAAGTTTGTAAAGAAATTGGGTGAACCTGAGGTAGATGTAGTCGATTCAGATTTAAGAGAATTACTTTATATTGTAGTAGCTTTACAGCAAGAAGGTTTTTCAAAAATTACTTTAGTTTGTGGTAATGATAGGAGACAATCATTCTATGATTTATTGTTAAATTACAATGGTAAAATTTTAAAGAATGGTTCAATGTATAAATTTCCAGAAGAAAATATTGATGTAATTAGTGCAGGTGATAGAGACCCAGATTCTGATGACCCACTAATTAGGGCTTCAGCAACTAATATGAGGAAATATGCATCAAATAATGATTTTGAATCATTTAAAGAAAACTCACCTTTCGACGAACAGACTTCTAAAGAATTATTTACTAAAGTTAGAAAAGGATTATTATTAGAAAATATGAAGATTTTAAAAGAAAATAATGATGAATATGATAAATTTACACAAAAAAGATTTAGTGGGAAATCACTAGAAAATCTTTATGACGAATTACTCGGTGAGCTTACAGAAAAACCTGAGGAAGTTAAACAAGTTATAAATGTTATTCATGAATTGACTAATTCACTTGATGATAATGTACTTAAATCAGCACCGATGATAAAGGGAAAATTGAGAGAATTTGGTAAAGAAAAATTAGACAGTATGGTAACAGACTTATTAAAGGTCATGACCCCTAAAGATGCTGAATTAATACAAGAATATTCTATTAACCCAATAAAAATTGAAGAAGAGAAGAAAAATAGTTTTTATAATTACGGATTAAGTAAAAAATTAGTTGATGTAGCTATGAAAATGAAACCATTTAGAACTGGTGCTGGAGAAGTATTATTAACATTATTTGGTGGTAAAAAAGGTACAATAGGTGATATTAATATTAATGATACCGACTATGAAGTAAAAGAAACTACTAATTCAGCTGCTTTTGATAAAACTAATCCTGATAATATTGAAATAGATAAATTATTTAAAACCTTTAAAGAAATAAAAAATTTACCAATAAGATTGAGGGCTTCAAATTTAGCTGATATAAGTAGAGATACAATATTAAAACTGGCTGAAAGTGCAGATTTAACTAAAAATATAAAAGATAAATTAAACTCATTAAATTTTAATAATGGTGCTGAATTATTTAATATATTGGCAAAAGAGGCTGCCGTGAATGCTGCTAGAGGAGAAAATGGTACTTTTATAATTATAAAAGGTACAGACTTCGTCGCCTTGAAACCTGAAGCTTTAGTAGATAAACAAGATATAATTTTCGATACTACTGCTGGCGACCCTAATAGATGTTTTAAAGTTTATAATTTGAGATAATTAGTTTACAACTTAACCTCCGTAATATATAATATTATTATGGAGGTTTTATTATGAAGAAAGTAGCAAAGTTTGAGAAGATTAGTTTTTCTCAATTTAGTAGCTGTTTACCTTTATTTGAAAATTTTGACTATAATTCAATCAAGCTCCCATCTAGAGCTACATTAGGTTCTGCAGGCTATGACTTTTTCTTACCGTATGATATAATTATTAAACCTGGTCAGAATATACTAATTCCTACAGGAGTTAGATGTAAGCTAGATGAAGGCTACGTTCTACAGTTATACCCAAGGTCAGGCTTAGGATTTAAGTATGGATTACAGTTAATGAATACAGTAGGTATTATTGACTCAGATTATTATTATGCTTTAAATGAAGGTCATATTATGGCTAAGCTGGTTAATACTGGAGATAAAGAAGTTTATCTAGAAAAAGGTACAGCATTCATGCAAGGAATATTTACAGAGTTCTTTATTACCAAAGATGATTTTACAGAAGGAGTACGAGTAGGTGGTTTTGGTTCAACAACAAAATCAGACAACAAGTCAGGACTTGCAGCTAGTAATTCGTAAAGAGAAATTTGAAGAGTTTGAGAAACTTTTATTCTCTTTAGAAATTTATAATCTTAGTCCAGAGTTTGTAGGAAAGGAACTTACAGTATTTGTAGACTGTGGTATTTTTTGGGAAGAGTATCATTATAAAATAGTACAAGAAAAAGACTTCTACTATTTTACTACAATTTAGTGTATAGTATTTATGGTACTAAAATAACAAACTCAAGATAGGAATTGAGAACTTATAATCAGAAGGAGGTTTATAGGTATGCGTTATTATTCAGACACATTAAAGAAATTATTTGAAACAGAGGAAGAACTTAAGAAGGCTGAAATCGAATTCGAGGAAAAGCATGCATTAGAACTTAAGAAGAAAGAAGAAAGAGCTAATCGTGCTAAAGAAGTAGAGGAAGCTTATAAGAAGTACTTAGATTTAAGAGCAAAATTTGTAAAGGATTATGGTTCTTATCACATGACCATTACAGATAAAGACCTTAAGAATATTCCCATTTCATTACTAGACTTTTTCGATTTTTAAAATTAAAATAATTTAGTACCGGCATTTGAGAGTAGTAGTCTATATATGTAGATACACACAGTACAACTCTCGATAATACTTAGTACCTTTCTTCTCCTTTCCAAAGGTACTAACTCAAGGGGGATAATCTCCCCCTTTTAGTTTACTTTAAAGCAGAAAAATAGTATAATATATTTGATGAAAACATTGATGCAACAAAAGAAAGTTTGTTATGTTTGTGGTACAGATAGGGGTTTACACTATCACCATATTTTTTATGGTACTGCAAACAGAAAGAAATCTGATGAAGATGGTATGGGAATTTATCTCTGTGGTTATCACCACAACTTATCTGCAGACGGTATTCATTTTAATAGAAATTTAGATGATATGGTTAAACAGCAAGCAGAGAAAGTTTGGATAGAACACTACTGTGATAAAGACCTAGCTCCAGAAGAGAAGATAAATGCCTTTATAAAGAGGTATGGTACGAATTATTTAGAGGAGGAAGAACTTGGAAACTAACTTAGATAAAGCATTTGCTGAAATTTCAAAGAAATTTGGTAAAGGTGCAATAATGACTTTAGGTGATACAGAGCCTGTTAAGGATAATTTACTATCAACTGGTTCGTTATTAATTGATAAAGCCTTAGGTGGTGGAATTGGTTATGGAAGAATTACAGAAATCTATGGTGTAGAATCTTCAGGTAAGTCTACTTTGTGTTTGCACTTGGCTGCAGAATGTCAAAAGACAGGTGGTAAAGTAGCTTATGTTGATGCTGAAAATGCCTTAGATGTAGATTATGCTAAGAAGTTGGGGGTTAATACAGATGAATTAATTTTCACTCAGCCAACAACTGGAGAGCAGGCTTTAGAAATTGTTGACATTCTAGCACAAACAGGTGAAGTTAATCTTATTATTGTTGACTCCGTAGCAGCTTTAGTACCTCAGGCGGAATTAGAAGGTGAAATGACTGATATGACAATTGGTTTAGTAGCCAGAATGATGTCTAAAGCTATGAGAAAATTAACTGGTACCTTAAATGAAAAGAATTGTGCAGTTATTTTTATCAATCAGATTAGAGAAAAAATTAGTACAGGATTCTCTATGGGACCTTCAGAAACAACTACAGGTGGTAGAGCTTTAAAGTTCTTTGCTTCTCAAAGAATAGAATTAAGAAAGACTACAGCTATTAAAGAAGGCGAAGATGTTATTGGTAATAACATTAAGGTAAAGATAGTCAAAAATAAAATTCGGCCACCTATGAAGGTAGTCGAAGTACCATTAATTTTTGGTAAAGGTTTTAGTGCTGAAGATGAAGTTATTGATTTAGCTATTGATTATGATTTAATTCAGAAGTCAGGTGCTTGGTTTACAACTCATGATGGTCAGAGAATCCAAGGTAAAGCTAAGGTAAAAGAATATTATAATACAAATAAAGAACTTGGGGAAGAATTAAGAGCATTAGTTAAACAAAAATTAAAAGGTGAAGAATTAGAACCTGTGTACGAAATTGACCCAAATACTGGTGAAGTTATTATGTAATTTAAGAGTTAGTTTACAAACTAACTCTTTTTTATTATAATAATAATGTAAATAAAAGAGGTACTTAATATGAAAACAAGAGCAGAACTCCAGGCAGAAGAATCAAAAATTATGGACCAGTGGTTTGATGAATGGCACCAGAAAAGAGTCAATGGTGATAACTCATACCCAGACTGGTCATACGAAGATAAGATTGCTGAACTCAGAAGAGAATGGAGACAGTCATTAAAAGTTGGTGATAGAGTTCATATTTGTCATTATACAGATATTACTCCTGCTACTGTAGTTGCAAGAACTGCTAAATCTATTACTGTAAGATATGATAAGGCTCACTTAGATGATGAGTGGAAACCAGAATTTATCCCAGGTGGGTTTGGAGCTCATTGCACAAATGATTCTGACCAGATGGGTCATTGGGTAATTGAAGAAGATTTAGATGGTTCAACAGAAGTATTCCGTTGGTCAAAAAGATATAATAGGTATAAGAATAAGTCAGATGAGTTCTGTGAACCTGGCTGGATGAAGTATTATGACTACAACTTCTAGGAGGTCACAATGAATAAGAAAGACTATTATAGAATAATAAACATAATTATTTAAATAGGAGGAAAATATGAAATTAAATGAAGTTGTAAGTTCAAATATTAAAAAGATTGGTTATGATGGTACAGACTTAATTGTAGAATATAGGTCAGGAGTACAGTACAGATATAAGGGTGTTCCACAGGAATTATATGAGGGTTTATCTCAGGCAGAATCTAAAGGTAGATTTATGAATACCAACATAAAAGGTAAATATGAATACGAAAGAGTTTAAAACTCTTTTTTATTCTGAGTGTAAACTAAGTTAACATGTTGTGTGAACTCTGTTTACACGTGTGTGAACTAAGTTCACATAATAATATAGATATAGTATAGAATAATATAAATATAGTTATATGCGTAGTTTACACCCATTTTAAAGCTAAATTTAATATATTTATGTAGAGGCGAGCCGAAATGATAACTAGCGAAAATTACAGAGAAGTATACAACGAGTTAGTAGAAGATACAGATGACTTTACTTCAGAGTCTGGCGTTATAAAGTGTACTACTAAAAAGGCTTCAGATATTATAAGAGAAATTCTTGCTAATTATTATAACGTTATTGACTACGGTATTTCAGATATTGAAGATGTAGAAAATAATGTTTATATGATTATTTATAATGACCGCAATGATGAAGAAGAATTATCTTTTGAAGAAGAAGAATTTGATGAACCAGAAGAAGTAGAAGAAACTCCAGATGATATTGAATTTGAAGATGAAGAAGTAACTGAGTCTTTATCTTTGGTCGAAAATTATTTAACTGAAGATATAAATGAATGTAAATCATTTGTTTCAAAAGCTTTAAGTGAGCACCCAGAATTAAGGCAATTTATTAAGGAAGGTGCTTGGGAAGAGTTAAAAACAGAAGTATATAAATTATATCAAACAGATTATTATGAAGATATTAAGAACGAATCTGCTTGGGGTAAATTCTTAGAAGTATTTGATAAATCAGGAATAAACTATTCGATAGAAGAAATTCCTGAATACTGCTTTGTATGGTCAGATATTACTTCTTTCAGAATACCTGAAGGTACTAAGCGTATAAGAATGTGCGCTTTTAGCCACTGTAGAAATTTAACTTCAATAACAATTCCAGACAGTGTTGAAGATATTGATAACAGTGCTTTCTGGAGTTGTGTAAGTTTAACTGAAATTAAGCTACCAGCATCATTAAAAATTATTGGTATTGATACTTTTAGAAATTGTAAGAATTGGCAAGGTGATGTAGTAGTTCCAGATAGTTGTCATGCAGTAATGGACGGAGCATTTATGAAATGTGCTTCATTAAAGTCAGTTACGATACCAAAATCAGTAACTAATATCGGGCCTAATTGTTTTAAGGACTGTAATTTAGAAAAATTGGTTTTACCTGATAATAAATATAAATATAATCCGTGGGCAAAGAAAATTGGTATAAGTGGTATGCTAAAAAGAAAGATATTTATTGCTGAAGATTTAAATAAACCTTTAGTAGAAAAGATAGTTAAAAAAGGTTCTCAGTGACAAGTTCAGTCAGAAAAAGGTAGAAATATGGGAACATACAATACTAAAAAAGAAGCAGAGGAGAGGTTAAGACAAGTGGAATATTTTAAACATAAAAATGAGTCTGTTGATGATAATTTTAATTTACATCATTCTTTAACTGAAGACATACCTACATTCTGGGAATGGTTAGATAGCCAAGGCTTAGATGCTGACGTTATTGAAGAAAACCCAGACTTAGAAGAGTGGGCAAGACAACAGTATGATATTACTTTTAATTTAAAGCATGCTGAAGATTATGATTTATTAGATATAGATGTACCTGATGATTATGATGATTTTGATTTCTATCGCCACGAAGAAGAAGAACTACCAGGCTACCACTATGTTTGTTATTTTGATGATGACGATAAGGATGAAGATGACAGTGGCGATGCTGATACTTTAGAAAAAGCTATGGAAGTATGTGATAATCTTAGGGCAAGTAAGGGATACGATTGTTCAGAAATATTTGGACCTAAAGGTGATACAGTAGCTACTTTCTGGGAAGGTAAGTGGAATACCGATTATGGTGAATCATTTAATGAAGAAAATGAAAAGCATTTATATATTTGTGATGACTGCGGGTATGAAGTAGAATTAACAGATGATGAATATGATGGAATATGTCCTAATTGTCATGAACATCATGGGTTTTATAGAGTTGATGAATCATTAAATGAATCAGAAGAAGAAGAAGATAATTACTGGGATGGTGTAATAACTGATTTCGAACAAGGTCTTAAGAAGTTACCTAAGAAAAAATCATCAGCAGATGGTGGTTTAGAATTTACTTCTAATAAGAATCCCGCAGGTACACCAATTGGTAGTACTGTATGCGAAGACTTAGATGAAGAACCTTCTCTCGAATGTTTGAACTGTGGCGCTGATACCGAATGGTTAGGTACTCAGGGAGATTTAGAAGAATTTAAATGTCCAGAATGCGGTGAGTATTATTATCTTACTAAAGATGGTAGAGTAGTTGGTGAAGAAGCCTTTCAGGAATCATTAAACGAAAAATTAGTTAATGGTGCTTTTGATAACAAAACCTTTTCAAAAGTTCTGCGTAGTACGGAATTAATTAGTGATTTAGATGATGAAGAATTTTCAGATAAATTAGCTGAAATATTTACTGATGAACTTACTAGAATGAAGTCACCAGAATTACAAAATTGAGAAGATGGTTATTATGATGATTACGATGAAGTTTATGCATTATTAGATGGTGAAGGTAGAAAAACTGTAACAGATTTTATCTCTGATAATATAAAAATTAAAGGTAAAAGTTTTACAAAGAAAGACATTATTAATACCATATATGATGCAGCTAGTGATTCTAAAAGAATAGGTAAGGCTTTTGGTAGCGCTACTTTAGAATATAAAATAAATGATAATAATATTTATGTATTAGTTATTGCAGATAAAGATGACGGTACAATAAAAGTATATATTGGCAATAATACTACTAGAGAGTATAATCCTAGTGAGTATACTTTTGATTCTGTTGATAAAGCTATTAATCAAGCTCAAGCTTTAGCAGATAGTGCTAATAAAGCAGCAGGCATGCTTGGTGAATCATTAACTGAAGCAGTAGCTGTTAATCAGTGATTTATAGTTAAGACACCTAACGGTAGAATGAAAGATGGTAAGACTACTAAGTGGTATATTTCAGTTCAGAGAAATGGTGCTGGAGTAGAATATGATAATACTAACATTCCTACTGAAGTGACAACTTGGGGTGCGCATAATCAAAGAATAGTTAGAGTAGATAAGTCTAATATTATGGGTATCTTTGGTTCAAAAGATAAAGCTATTCAAGTTGCAAAATCAATCATTGAAGCTAATGATAATTTCTTCTCTGATTTAGATGAATCATTAACTGAAGCTCTTATTCGTAGAGATATGGACACTATTAAGCGGAAAGAATTAGAGAATGTTCCTATTGGTTCTGTTCTTAGAATAAAATTTAATGATAGGCCAACTAATACATGAATAGATGCTTATTTAAAAGTTAGTGGTGATGAATGAGCAGTAATAGATGACGATGGTGAAGTAGATTCAAGTTATATGGAGCAAGATTCACAGAATTTATATTGGTCATTAATGGACATCGATGAAATGACTGAATTTGAAATTGATACAGCCCCAAAGAGAAAGCGGGATTTAAATTTAACTGATGCTGTTATTGATTTCTATTATAATAATATAGAAAAGAAGTACAATAGATTTTGTAATATTTATGAAAAAGCATTTGAAAAAATACCTGAGTTAGATTTTACAGGGTTGATTCAGAATTATCCTTGTCTAGCTTCTAATGGTGATTCAAATACTAATGTATGTATTATTGCTGGTGATGATGAAAATTCATTATTTGAATTATATATTAAGTTATCAGATGGTAAATCGCTTATTACTAAATCAAGTGCAGATTTCTTCTTTGATGAAAATGGTATAAGTAATGAAACATATATTCAGGGTGATAAAGCTGATTTATCAGTAGCATTTAATAACAAGAAGGATGAAATTAGTAATTTAATCGACCCATTATTTGATGAAGCTTATGATAAATTATCTAAAGCAATTAAAAAAGCAGGGTTTAAATTAGGTGAATCTCTTACTGAAGAGGCACATGAAACTTTAAATCAGGCTATCTGAGATGAAAATAAGGAATTAAAACCTGAGGTTAAATCTAAGCTTGAGCTTATTGTAGATAAGTTTAAAGAACGGTTAAAAGAAGATGGCGTCGATATTGATATTGATGATGTAATTATTGTTGGAAGTAATGCTAACTACAATTACACAGATAAATCAGATATTGACCTCCATTTGGTAGCTGACTTAAGTTTGTACGAAGGTAAGGAAGATTTGGCTCAAGTAGTTTATAATGCCTATAGAAGATTATTTAATAATAAATTCGACCCTATGATTTACGGTCATGAAGTAGAACTTTATATAGAACCTAAGGAATAAAATTATGGCAAATATAAATAAAGATTTTGTAAGAGATTTTTTAGATTCTTCTCCAGAAATAAGAAAATATATTAATGAAGATAATTGGAAAGAATTTTGGAAGGCTGCTTCCAATTATAAAGCAGAAACTTATATTGAAACTAGTATTAATATCGTATCAGAGTTATTATTAACTTTTGGAGAACTTAATATCAATTGTCATACGACTGATATACCAAGTTATTCTTTTTATAAAAGAGATTTAGGTAATGTAGTATTACCACCTTGTATAAGAAATATAAATAATGATAGTTTTAGGTATGCTAATATTACTTCTATATCTCTTCCAGATATTTTAAAGGTTATAAGTTCACAAAGTTTTAATGGGTCAAGTTTACCTTCAATTAATATCCCTAGTTCTGTTAAAAATATCGATGAAAGAGCTTTTACAGATTGTTATAACTTATCAAAAGTAACGTTACATGAAGGTTTAGAAGAAATAAATTTTGCTGCTTTTTGGGGTTGTGCTCTTGATGAAATAATAATACCAGATAGCGTTGAGAGACTTGGTTTAAACTGTCTCGCTAATATTAATAAAGGAAAACCTTATATAATAAATCTCCCAGCTAAATGGAAAAGAAGATGGGCACGGGTAGAGCAAGCTGTTATTAATGGAGATAGAAGCGAATATAATATAGAAAAAACTAAAAATCAATGGAAATATATACCGAAGCCAGAATCTGACGCAAAAAATTATGGTGAGGCAACTATTATATTTTATTAAGAGGTACTTATGATAGATTACAAATTAAAAGAACTATTAATAAAAGCTAAGGCTACTGCCCCATGAGGTAGAGAATTTATTAAACGAGGTAAATTAGATTTACTTCTTTATAACTGGTGGTTTAATACTGAAGATGATATACATGAATATATAAGTATTCCAAAAACTTATGATGCATATAAAGTTGTTGATGCTTTATTAGAAGAAATTAATGCTGATTTAGGTACTGATTTTACTAATACAATAAAAGAAAATGATACTTCTAATTATTTAGTAGAATACAGCGGTTGGCCTTACGATGATACTGTATTTGTAATGTCAGATGAAAATTATTCTCATAAGTATTTAGGTATTGGTTTATTGTGGAAACCTGTAATTGGTTTTACAACACCAGATGAAGCTAATGCTTTTATAAAGAATTTACCTTTCGATGATTTATCTCAAGATTATTATTGTCGTGGTAGGGATATTCCAAATGAAAGTGATTTTAAAGTTGTCCTTATTACACCAGAAATGAGAGAAACAATAGGTACAATGGCAAAAGCTAATATTTATCATCATGGTAGTTTATTAGGTAAATATTTTATTCCTATTGATAGTATACGGTCAATACCAGATGACCATATTAAACGGATTTTTGAGTAGGTGATATTATGCAAGGTTTAGAAAGAGAAGATTTAAAAGATTTATTTAAAGAAATTCTTGGAACATATAGCGGTAGTGGAAATATTAATGATGCACTATATGAAATAAGAAATGGTAATTTCGCTAATGTTTTATATTATTGAATGACTCATACGGGTAATCATGGTTTTGTTAATTTAGATAGATTTAATATTAATTCAAGAGATGTAAATGAAATTATAAACTATATTAATTCAGAATTAGGTACAACTCTTACAAATAATGTTGCTGATGCTGATAAAGCTAAATATTGTATTTGTGCAAAATTATATAACCCTAAGTGGTCTCAGCCAGTAAAAAGGTATTTAAATTCAAAATATTGGCCATTCGATGGAGTTGAAATAACTGATAAAAAAACATGTCTTATTGGCTTCGAAACTGAAGCAGATGCACAAGATTGTTTAAATAAACTATCTTCTATTACATCTAGAAATACTTATAAAGATGCTGAATGAATAATAGAACCTATAAAGAGAAGTTGGACAGATTGTCACTATTTTATTAAAGCTAAAGTTAATTTACAAGGTAAAGGCAAAAATAATGTTTCTTTATTAGGTGAATACTATTTACCTTTAGATGTTCTGTGCAGAACTAATGATACAATGCAGAGTTATGAAGATACATTCGGAGAATTATTTAGATAAGGAGTTTAATTATGATAAATGAAGCTATGTCTAATGGTGTATATTCTTTATATAATGGTTGAATAAAGGAACCTATTAGAGATAATATTCCAGAAGTTGACTTAGAACCTGAGTTATCAGAATGGAAAGATAAAGCTAAAGCAGCTGGAGAATCTGATTCTATTGATGAGATTTCTAAGTTTATTGATGATATTTATGTATTAAGACAAGATTCAATTCTAAAAGATGGTGAATATGGTAAGGGCAACCTTATCTTTAAACAGCTTAGAAATGAAGGTATTCTTCAATGTTTAAAGGACCATAAAGTAGAATTGGAAAATAAAGAAATGAGTTTACCTGATAAGGGGGTTGAAGAAGTGGAAATTAAAAAGACAGTACCTGAAGAAGAACAGAAGCCAAAAGAAGAATGAGAGGAAAGTTTAAATGCTCTCAATGAAAAATGTATAAAAGAATACAAATTCTGGGCTAATGTCCCTGAAGATGCTAAATTAAATGAAGAAATGATAGACGATTGGGCTCTATCAAGAGTTAGCGTAAATAACAATTACGATTATAACGATTTAAAAAATCTATTACTTGGAGGAAAATAATGAAGGTAAAAAGAAACAAAAAGGTTATTAATGAGGCTTCTTTTAAGGATACGGTAGACCAGGAGTTGGCTAAAGAGGTCAGAACAGCTGAAGCTCAAATTGATAACGACCAGGTTGTTAGTGAAGAACAACCTAAAGGACAAATTGAAATTGCTCTTGACAGAGCTTTAAGTGTAGCAGAGAGACAGAAGAGAACTGGTGGTAAGAACTACACTAACATTATTCTTATTGGTGGTGCTGGTACTGGTAAGACTTCTGCAGTTCTTGACTGAGCTCAGCGGAATGGTATTAACTTAGTATTACAGAATACTTCAACTATGGACGAGTCTGACTTAACAGGTGTTGTTGCTAGAAGTCAGGAAGGTAACTCAACAGTTAAGTTACGTTCAGATGTATTACGTGGATTGGATAGACCTCGTTCAGTTTTATTCTTAGATGAGTACAACCGTGGTCGTAGTTCAGTTCGTGGTACATTATTAACATTAGTTAATGACCACTTAATTGATACAGGTACTGATGAAGAATCTAACGTTCCAGGTTTAACTGGTAAGTATGAATTAAAGAACATGTTATTCACTATCGCTTGTATTAACCCAGCATCTGGTGAATATACTACAGATGAACTTGACCCAGCTGAAATTTCTCGTTTCAGAAGAGTAGAAGTTAAGGTTGATAAGGGACACTTATTAAAGGTTTTAACTAATAAGTTAACTAAGATGGGTAATGCTGAAGGCAGTACTGATGAAGATAGAGAAATTATTGGTAAGCAGATTAACCTCTTAACAAAGTTATTATCTGACCCTAAGTTCCAGTTCGATAACGAAGAAGAGGAAAGAGAAGGCTATAGAAGATTTGGTAGAGATTATACACCATTATCACCAAGAAGCTTAACTAACCTTATTACTGCAACAGATGGTACTAAAGAAGACTTCTTAGATTTATATAATGACTATTGCAGCCCATTAAAGAAGACCTTAATGGCTAATATTTTGGCTGACTATGTAGATATAGACGATAAGGCAAATTCTGTATTTAAGAAGAAGACAGCACCAAAGGATAATGCATCATTAATTGACGATTTCTTAAACTCATTATAAAAAGGTAGGTAAAACTTATGGCAATGTCGAATTGGGATAAACGGGCTCAACAAGAAATAATTAAACAGCTTGGTAAACAGGGCTATAAGACTTACGGAGATTTATTTTCATTATATCATTTTAATGGTACTAGAAATCCTGGAGTTTTAGGTTATATGGACCCAACAACAGGTACTATTGTTGCTAATATTGATTTATCATTAGAAGAAGTGTGCGTAACTATAAGGCACGAAATACTCCATTATTACCTTGAACACACTTTAAGAATTGCTAAAAAGATTGCTGCAGAACATAATAGGCAACTTGGTAAAGATGTTTATAAGGGTGGAAAATTAGACCCTGAAAATGATAGCATTAAGGACCTTCTTCCTGAAATATTTAATGATATTACTAACTGGGCAGCTGACTTTGATATTTCTAATCAAGCATATACTGATAAGGATAAAAATATTATCAGAGGTATGAATGCTTTAGTTACTGAGGATTTTCATGAAGATTGGGTTAACCTTACAATGGAAGAGATGCTTGATAAATTAAGAACAGAAGGGTTACCTAAACCTAAGTTTATCTATGGTGCTTTAATGGCTCCTTCAATTTTTGTAAGTGGTAGGAGGGTTTATGGAAAACTCTAGAAGATTATTAGAAAAAAGAATCCACGGAAAATTTGATAGTTCAGGTAGATTTGTAAGTTTAGATGGTAGCCCAGTTGATTTTATAACTTCTAATATAGGTTCACAAAATAGTCCTAACTCTACCCCAAATGATGCAAGAGAAGCTACAGAAAATAAACCTTTATTAGGTGACTCTGATTATCAAAAAGGTGCTGGAGAATATGATGGTGATTTAAAGAAGCTTAAAGATGCCATTGATAATGGTGATATGGAAAGCGCCAAAGATGCTTTAGATAAAATTTCTGATAAATTAGGTAAAGAAGGTAAGAAAGAAGCTAAAGATGCTATTGATAAGGCCAAGGATATGCTTGACAAACTCAATAAAGGTCAGATGCCTTCAAAAGAAGATATAGATGATTTAGCAGATAAAGTAAGAAATATAACAGGTGACGACCCTGTTGGTGAAAACTCTACTGAAGATGGTGACTCTGGTGAAAGTGCTTCTGAAGAAGATGGCGATAGTAATTCATCAGATAGTTCTAATTCAAATAGTAATCAGCAATCAAATCAAAATAAGCAAGGTAGTGGAAAAGGTAAGCAAAGTAGCCAAGGACAACAAGGCGATGGCCAAGGGCAACAAGATGACCAGAATCAACAAGGTAGTGGTCAAGGACAACAAGGTGACCAAGATAGTCAAGGCCAGCAAAGTAGTCAAGGTAGCCAGGGTACACAAGGTAGTCAAAGTAAGCAAGGAAATCAAGGTCAACAAGGGCAAGGTGATGAAGATAATTCACCAATTGAAGAACCCGACCCAGATGTAATTTATGTAGACCTTAATACAAATTTCCGTTATAAATGGAATGGGAAGGAGTTTGAGAGGTTATAATGATAGATTTAAAAGAAGAATTAAATGTATACATTGATGATGATACCGGTGATGAGTATGTTTGAGATGGTTCAAAATTAATTTTAATTAAAAAGGGTAGTAAAGGTAACTTTGGTGACCGCGGTGATGATTGGCAGGGCCGGGCAGCAGAGGAAGCAGAAAGAAATAAAGAAGCTGCAGAAAATGGTACACTTGAAACTGCTGAAGAAGTAAATAATAGAATTCGGAGAATTAAGGATGCCCTTGATAATCCCGATTATGGTAAAAAATTAAAAGATGAAGCTGGTGCTGCTCGTCAAAAAGATGTTCAAAAAAGAGAACTAAGAGACCTTGAAAAGAAGGCAAAAATATTTAATAATAACCCTATTATTCAATTTGAAGGTAACCTTAATTCTTTCTTAAAGAAACAGATGAAAATGATGTCTGAACCTTCATATGCTCGGTTTAATAAGAAATATGATGGTACAGGTCTTATAAGAAAAGGTAATAGAAAACGTGAATCACCAGAAATACCTTATGTTCAAGTTTATTTCGACCGTTCTGGTTCTTGGGATGAAAGTAAGACAAAAGTAGGTAGAGATGCTTTAGCTACTTTAAATAAATATGTGAGAATGGGAAAACTTAAATTAGTTGTTTCTTACTTTAACAGTGTTGTATTTGATGACTATATTGAAGATGGTACAGATGGTACTTATGGTTCTCCTATTCTTGCTGACGTACAAGCTAAACAGCCAGACAATGTAATTGTTATGACTGATTCTGATATTACTGACTGTCAGGAACATGTAGAAGTTCCAGGTAAAGTTTGGTATTTATTCTCAGGCGGTGTTTCTGATAATATCAGAACTCACTTAACTGGTAAAATGGGTACTGAGAGTTACGAAATTAGACCAAGAGATGTTGAATTACTTAATTATGCAAAGGAAGATTTATAATGGATAAAATAATACTTGATAAAATAGCATTATCTGAAGTACTAGATATTCCTGGTATGAGATTAGCTATTAAGAATAATGATTTTGATGGGGCTTTTGGTCTGTGTAAACATGCTCAGCAAAGAGCTGTATTAGCTATGGGCTTAACTGGGGCAGGTATAGATTTCTTAAAGTATATGAAAGAAATTAGACCAGCAATGTTTAGATATGCTTCTACTATTACCAGTATTATTATCCCTGGTAATATTAAAAAAATTGGTGATTTTGCTTTCTTCGGTTCTTCATTACAAAGTGTACAGTTAGAACCTGGCGTAGAAGAAATTGGTGATGGTGCTTTTGCTCAAACAGATGTTAAAGAAATTAATTTACCTTCCAGTATTAAGAGTTTAGGTGAAATGAGTTTAGGTAAAGCAAAAGCTATTTGTGATTGGCCTAAAGAAGAAACTAAAGAAAAGGTGACCTCAGATGGTACTCTTGTTGTACCTACGATTAATGCAATGATTTCAGTATCTGGAGAAGTTATTAAATTGAGAGGCACAGAAATTGGTGATTATCAAATTTTAATATAAGGAGTAATTTATGGAAGAAGAAAAAATTATTGATGAAGCTTTACCTAAGGATTTAGCAAAAGCATATAAAAGAAGTGATATTTTAACACCAAGAGAAGGTGGAGACTCACAGACAGACTCTTTTGGTTATAAGGGGATTAACCGCGGTAGAAGTGGTGGGAGATTAACTGACTTTAGTGGTTCAGATTACAAGCAAATTACTCCTGAAGAAGCTATAAAGAGATATAAAGAAGGTACAAGCAGAAATCTTTATGCTATCTTAGGCGGTAAGTTAGTTAATGCTTACTGGATTGATAAAGATGGTTCTAAAATCAGACAGTATGATTATAAAGCTGAAAGAGATTATGAAACTGGTGCAGAACCTTTCCAAAAAGAGAATGGTAAAATTGGTAGAAATTCAACTGATTTAACTCCAAAGGAAATTTATAATAATGCAGATATTATTTATGAAGTAAATGAAGTTGATTTGGACCCTCAGATGCTTGCTGATAGAAGAATTAACCCTGAATCAAGGTATAGTACAACAAATACCAGAAATACAGCATTAGCTAGTAAATCATCTAAACCTCAGCCTGTTAAAGCAAAAGGTGTTATAGTTGAACCTGGTTTAGTTAGAGATTCTTGGTTTAGCTGGACCCCTAAAACTGCTGATGAGTGGTTTAAGGTATATAATGAGTATAAAGAAAACGAGTATTCCAGTGCCTGGCAAAGAGCTTATGGTAACTATATTTTAGCTAAAACAGGTGAAGATACTTGGTATGACCAGGAATCTGCTAATAAAATAAAGGACCGGAAAGCTAAATTAAGATACTGGGATGCTGCAGTTGCTTTAAGAGAACCTATTACTCGGGCTAAAAAGGCTTTAAAGGACTTAAAAGACCTTGAAGATATTAAAGATAGTGTTATGACTAGAAAGACTAATTTTACTAGCCCAGGTGAAAGACAGAGAAGAGAATCAGGAATTCAGGCTAATATTCAGTATTATAAGAGTAGATTACTTAGTTATTTAAGAAGTTTGGAAGAAGCTGAATTAGAATTAGACGACCTTGATGTTAGTGATGCTGCTAAGATTAAAGAGTACGATGATAAAATTAATGATATTATTGCTAAAATAGCTCCTATTAAACAGCAAATTGATGATATGAAGGCTGGTAAAACTGGTATGTTTGATGATACAGTATATTCAAAAGTTGTACCAGAAGGTTTAGATTTAACTAGACTTACTGAAAGATGTATGAATAAAATAACTTCATTAAAAAAGTTAAAAGAGGATAAATCTTTAGCTGAAGTTACAGATGAAGCAATGGGTATTGAACACGAAGACCCATTGGATAAAGAAGAAGAATAGTTTACTTAAGCTAAATTATTATATATAATAATTATATAAGGTAGGACATATTATGGATAAAATTGAAGCTTTAGCCGAATACTTCGGAATTGATTCTGACGAAATTGAAGATGCAGGTGATAACTATTTTAACACACCAGAAGGTGAGTTCAGAGTTTTCACTGGTGAAGAAGCAGATGAAATGGCAATGGAAGAAATCAAAAATATTTTTGATGATATTGGTTTAGATTCATTTAGTTCGAATTTTCAAGATTGGATACTCGATAATGCACTAGATGAAAGCGAAGTAGATAATTTTATTGATAATGAAATTGAGTACTTTGAAAATGAAGAAGAAGATGAAGACTTACTTTCTTATTTACATAGTCTTAATACATTAGAAGATAAAATTGGATATATTAAAGATTTATACGGAGATAGTGAGGACTTTAATAATTGGGCTTCAGATAAAATCGACATCGATGTGGTTGCTGAAGAAGTATTAAATCAAGATGGTAGAGGTCCAACTCTTGCTGCTTATGATGGTGAAGAATTAGAATTACCTGGAGATTATTTCCGGTATAAGATGAATAATTAGTGAGGTAGAAAATGATTATTAATGGTATTGATGTTACACCTATTTTATTGGGTATCTTGGAAGTAGTATTAGCTGTAGCTTTAACCTTAATTACTACTAAGGTTATTCCTTGAGTACACTCAAAGTTCGACCAGGAACAGTTAGAATTTATTAAGGAAATTGTTAAAATTGCAGTTAAAGCAGCTGAACAGTTATTCGATAAAGCACAAGGTGCTGAAAAGTTAGAATATGCTAAGCAGTTTGTAATCAATGCTCTTGTTGAAAAGGGTATTGTTATTGATGAAGATTTATTAAGAACCTATATTGAGGCTGCAGTATTAGAATTACATAAAGCATTGGAGGTTTAATTTATGGATAATCTTAAAAAGATAGATGCTTTCTTAAATACACCTTCTGATGATGAAATGGTTTATGGTGAATCATTAACTGAACAGGTTGAAGATGATGGTTTACCAATGGAAATTAGAATTCCTGCTTCAGAATTCCCAGAGTATGATGAATACTATGATGATGAAGATGGAGAATTATATACTGAATTAAATATCTATATTGAAGATAATTATGGTGCTAGCCCAGTAGATTTCCATTGGGTAATTACTCCAGAAGAAATTATCATTAGTGATATTAACTGGTCTGATGGTGAAGATATTGAGCCAGAAGTAGAAGAACAAGAAGTTGAATTCCCAGAAGATGATTTTGTCGAAGATTTAACTGAGGCAAAGTTAAAGAAAGATTTTTTAACAGATGAGAATTTAGCTAACTTCAAAATGGAAATTCAGGAAATTAAAGATAATCTTGATGACTTTGGCCCAGAAGGATTCTATGCCGTTCCTTATGAATCATTTAAAAGAGAATTCCCTATTTTCACAGAGAAAGTTATTGAATCATTCTTAAAGGAAATGGAAGATGATGGTGAAGGCGATTGGCAGGAAGGTACATTAATTTGGGATAACGACTGGCCTTGTTTATTAGAAGGTGCTGAAAAGTTACTCAATGGTAAAGGCTTCCAGTGGGAAAAGATTTATACAAAGCACTATAAACCTGCTAATGAATCATTAAATGAATCATCTAGTAGAAAAGATAATATAGACATTATTGAAAAAGAATTAGAAGCTGATTTTTATGGTTTAACTTTAGAAGATTATTATGAAGATGAAGATACTTTAATGATTAGCATACGTGACGCTATCGGAGAAATTTATGATATTTCTATTAAAAAGTCTGAATTAGACCAACCTGGAGGTCTTAGCTATATATTATTTAATGAATTGGATTTAGCTATTGAACGTGGAGATGTAACAGAAGATAGACCAGTTGATGAATCATTAAATGAGAATTATTTTTCAGACCTTAATGTAAAGCAGAAGAAAGCTTATATCCAAGAAATAATTGATGATGCGGTTGCTAAACTTCCAGCTCAATATAAAGGTAAAGTAAAATACCAGATAAGCGATAAGTATTTTGAAAAGAATGATAACGGTTGTTTAATTTATATGATGACAACTGGTATTAGTGAACAAGCGCCTTGGGAATTACAGAAACATGCTAGTGATTTCCCTGACATTTGTTTCTATGAGGAACCTGCTAATGTATTAGTTAAAGAATTCCAAAATAGACATTGGAAAAATAACGGTGTCAACTACGAAAAAGAACCTACTGGAAACAAGGTAACTCTTAAAACTAAAAATGAAGCTAAGGCTTTTAGAGAAATGCAAGTAGAAGCTGGCTGTTTCTTCTTCAATGGTGGTTGGGACACTGACGCCATAAATCAACATAACAATGAAAAAGCCGATGCTTGGGGCAAGAGAGATACTTCATACGATAAAAATAAGGCTGACAGACAAAGAGAAATAAATGATGCTAACCGCGGTGCAGATACTGACAATAACAGAAGAAGTGCTGCAAAAGACCCAGGTAATATTATGGCCAGACAGGATGCTGCTAGACAAGCAGAAATCAATGCTGCTAGTAGAAATGAATCATTAACTGAAGAAAAGTGGGGAAGACCTAAAAAAGTAGGACCTTACGAAGTATCTGTTCCAGTTGATTCTGTAAAGAGAATTGATAACATTATTAACAGTATGGAAGAAGATGACTTTGATTTACTTTTAGATACTGCTTATGATGCTTATGATGGTGATAAAGAAGCCAAGTCAGTAGTAAGACAGTTATTCAGAAAGTATAAACTTCCTATGTGGGCATTAGCTGCATTTGTAGAAAACTTTAGTGACCAGGATTTATTTAGAGAATCATTAACAGAATCTGCTGAAATAAATGGTGAAGCCACACCTGAACAAATTGAAAAATTCATTGAAGAAGCTGCTCAGGCACCTGATAAAATTAATTCTGAAAGTGCTATCACTTTTAAAGCTAATAACCGTGAAGTTACTCTTATTGCAAAGTATGGCGGTGGAATGGTAGTTATTAAGTGCGAAGAACCTCATATACGTAAGTGGTTATCTGATTATAATGTAAATATGTTAGCAGAAAAAGTAAATACACTTTTAGCTGGACAAACACCTGGATTTAAAGGTGATTGGGGAACAAGCCCGTGGGGCGGAGACCAAGGTCGCTGGAATGGGGTTAAGTAAAAAAGAGGGTAATACCTCTTTTTTTTTTAGTTTACTTATATCGAAATTAATAGTATAATAATAATGTATGGAAAAAGAACAATATTGGGTTGTTGCTAAGAATAAGGCAAACAGTAATAATTTAAACGACTTTGTTATAGTAGGTAAATACGATAGTCTGGATAAAGCTCAGGCCGTTTTGGATTCTGAAGAAATTAAAAAATATTTTGATGATTTAGATAGAGAATTAATTCTAATTTAGTTTACTTTTACTTATCCATGGTATATAATAATAATGTAAATAGGGAAGGGACAAATATGGATAAGTACTTCGAAAGATTGATAAACGAATCTGAGTCAGAATTAACTTCTTTGAATATACCTTTCTGTAAGCATATTCATTGGGGTACCATGCATAAGAAATCCGTCTGGGGTACTTGCAAGCAAATTGGCCCTAAGACCTATGAAATAAAAATTAACGAAGCTCTTTTTGAAACAAATAATGATAATAATATTAAAACTACTATCATTCATGAATTGCTTCACTCTTGTAAGAATTGTCATGGGCATACTGGTCAGTGGAAGGTATATGCTAACAAAGTAAATAAATATTTAGGTTATAATGTTAAGAGATGCACCCAGGCAAGCGACAAAGGGGTAGAAAATATTATCCCTTATAAATATAAAGTAGTATGTTCTGACTGTGGTAGAGAAACATACTATTCCAGGAATTGTCAAGCAATAAGAACAAAGTGCAAAGGTTATATATGTGCGACTTGTGGTTCTAAGAAATTGCTAGTATATGATAAATTAGGCAACTTATTATAGGGGGAATATAATTATATGGGAAACAATATATACAAAAAAGCATTAATAGTAGCAATATTATCTCGGCTATTAGTAATGTTACTCATAAATATCTTATTCTTATTTTTCCTTTAACCTTTTTTCAAAACTACGATGTTGATTCCAGTGATGTTTTCTAAGTTCATATAATCTACCTCCTATAGATTAACTGATTAGAGAAATTTAACCTTTCACATCTGTCTCAATTGTACCTCTTTACAAATTTCTCACAACACTCATGATACTGGAATCAAGAAAAAGTAAACTTTTCATAAGTTTACTTTTTTTTGTATTTTATATTAGCTAAATTTATTGTAATTTTACAATAATCGCGATTTACGTATACAAAGGAGATTGACATGTCAGAAAGAAAAAATTTATCAGAAGAATTTAAGATTGATGATACTCTTCATGCTGTTGCAGACCCTGTATTTGTAGAGGCTGCTAAGGAAGAAGAAGAGAAGAAAGACCAACTTAAAGATATTTCTAAAGAAGCTGAGAAGATAATCGATGAAATAAATAACCCTGATGAAAAGAAATTCAAGGTAAAAGGTTTATCTGAGAAGTTACATTTAGATGAAGAGCTTGATGATGATGAAATGTATGATTTAACACATGAACTTTACAAGGCTATTGAGGCTGTTTGCAGAAAATGGGCTAAGCATACATTTGCTGATTACGAAGATTTTGAACTTGCTATTGACCAAGCTGCAATGAGAGTAACTGAAGCATTACCAGACCTTTGGGAATCTTATAGTAAGACTAATAAGGGTAGAATCTTAGAGAGTTATGAACAACAGTTAGTTGCTCTTAAAGAACAAATCGACAGAGCAGTAGAAAAGAAAACATTAATGGAAGCTCATGATAAATTAGTATCTGCTTTCCATAATTTCAAGGCTATTTATAGAAGGAGATAATATGGATAATGATTTAATGAAGGATAGTATCAGGGCACAGCTTAACGAATTCATTAAGCAAACCTGGGATATTATCGGAAATTACCAAGCTGCTATCACTTCATTACAGACCTTATCTAATCAAGAAGAAATTATTCCTATTATTGAAGATATTATCAGTGATAATATGATTCACGTAGGTCAGCTTCAGAAGGCTTTGGAATTAGTTGTACCAGAAGTACTTAATAAAATTTCTGAAGGTGAAGAACAGGCTGAACTTACTTTAAGTGAAGAACCTGAGGAAGAATTAGAAGAAGTTGAAGTAGAAGTCCAAGAACCTGAGGTAGAAGAACAACTTCAGGAAGCTGTTTATACAGATAATATTCCTGATTATATGCATATTGCCAGTGTTGGTTTATATAGTTCTGGTAATGACCCTGAAGAACAGGCCAAGGAAGATGAACTTGGGCATTATGAAATTGATGTAGATAATAAAGTATTTACTAGAGTAAAAGGCAAATATTATTTAGGTAACTGAATGATTGAAAGTTTCCCTAGAGATACTATGGCTGAAGTTGATGCAACAGCTAATAAAATTATGTCTAACGGAGATTATAGAGAAGTCTCTAACGACGAATATTTACAGATTCAAAAAGATTGGGAAGAAAAGAACAGTTAGTTCTTTTAAGAGGTACAGGTATGGTGGATATTAAGGAAATTACAGTTGGTGATATTGTTACTATTTTGGCTGTAATTGCTTCTCTTTATGCTTTTTACAAAATGATTAAGGAATTAAGAAAGCCTAGAGAAGAAAAGGACAAGAAAATTGAGAACGATTTAGCTGACCACAAGAAAGCTCTAGACAAGCACGAGGGAATATTAGAAGAACATACTGTTAAGTTAGATAAAATTGATACTACAGTAACATCTATTTCTGGTAACTTAAAAGAGTCTTCTGAGTATACTAAGAATGCAGACGAACTCATCAAAACTGCATTGTGCTCAATGCAACGTCAATCACTTTTAAACGAGTGCGAGAAATATTTAAAGAGAGGGTTCGCTACTTTAGAACAGAAGCAAACATTATCAGGTCAGTATGAATCTTATCACAACTTAGGTGGAAATAGCTTTATAACAAATATTTATGAACAGGTAATGAAATTACCAGTATCAAAAGACGGTGATAAGTAATGGCTGAATATCTTGTAAAAAAAGATAATGTTATTTCTATGATTCGCGGAGACACTTTTAGTTTTAAAGTGCGCTTAAATAATGAATTATATGATAACTTAACTAGTTACGAAATGGAGCCAGGTGATGTATTATATTTTAGTTTAATGAAGCCAAATAGTACCTTTGAAGATTCCATTTTAATTAAAGAATATACTAGTGATTTTGTTAATAGTAGAGGTAATGTTATAGTTACTTTAACTCCAGATGATACAGAATTATTACCTCCAGGTACTTATTATTATACAGTTAAATTAGAAAAGGCTGCAACTAGCGAACAGCCTATTCAAGTATATACGGTAATTCAAAAAACTAAATTTCTCATTGTAGATTAAGAGGTGAATATATGGGAGCTACAACAACGCCTGCAACAGAAGGGTCATTTTATACAAGTACAAAAGGTGGTACACAAACTAGAGGTACCGACCCTGCTTATTGGCCAATTACTAGCGAAAACCCTTATTCTGTAATTTATTCTCAATATAGATTTCATTGGTGGGTAGATGAGAATAATGATTCTTTATACCCTACAGAAAGTAAAAGTAAAATTTGGTTTATAATTCAGCCAGTGACTTGGGTAGGAGTTGCTGGTTATAACTATTGTAGAGGTTGCAGATATAATTCTGTTTTAAATATTACTTATAATGGTACTACAGAAAATAAGTGACCTTGAACAAATGGTACTTGTAAAGGTTATGCTGGTACTTCAGGTCCTACTACTGTTGGTACAACCGGTAGATATTGGTATTATGAGTATAATAAAACTACTTATGGTTCACCAAACTGGTATAAGAGTTTTATAGTATTGGACCACACTAAAGGAAATCAATTTAAAGTTGATTTTAATATTAATGAAGGTGGGGCTTTTAAACAAAATAGTTCATGGACCTTCACAGTTACAGAACCTATCAGGGACCGTGTAATTTATGTAAAAGATAATGGTACTTGGAAACAAGGAGTACCGTATGTTAAAAAAGATGGTCAATGGGTTCAAAATAAAGAAATTTATGTAAAAGATGGTTCATGGAAGAAAGTTACTACTATAAAGAGTTAAGAGGTATAATATGGTAACAATTAAGGATAATAATATTACTATGACTAGGGGCGACTCTTTAAACCTTAAAGTTGCCATTATCAAAAATAAAATAGTTGATAGTAAAATTAAAGGTAAAATACCTGATAGCAGAGAATTTCTTACTTCAGAAGAATTAGATGAAATGGGTGCTCAGATATATTTTAACATGAGCAGATATTACCCAGGTCAAATAGATTATAAACTTATTATTAATAATAAACGTATTCCTACTCAGACTATGGCTTTAAGGTTAGACCCTAGCGATACAAAAGAAGTACCTTTAGGTATTTATAATTATGATATAAGCATTCATTACCCTCAAGAAGATTCATCTGAGGAAAAAATCGATACTTTTATTTCAGGCCAACTCCAGTTAGTAGGTGAGTGTAATGGTATTGAAGGTATCGTAAATGATTATCGAAATGGAGTTAATACAATTTAATGGCTATTTCCAATAGAATAAATAAATCAGAATTAACTGGTTATTTACTAGATGAAAGATTAACCGCTTCTGGCACAATTGCTAGTGATACACTAGGTGCAGGCGGAGTTCTTTCTGTTGGCGAAAGAGGTATTGATGGTTATTCTCCAGAAGTTACAATAGAAAAAGTAACAAGTTCTGAAGGTTTATCCGGCTATTTAATTAACATTACTGATTATGACCACCCAAAAGAAGCAGGTGGCCAAGATTTCTATGTCTGAGATGGTAATGGAATATCTGATATTTATTTAAATTCAGAAAATTGTTTAGTAATAATAATGGAAGATGGTACTGTATATACAACGCCTTCCATTAAAGGTGAAAAGGGAGATAAGGGAGACAAAGGTGATAAGGGCGATACAGGTCCTTATTATATTCCAGAAGTAAGTTCTGAAGGTATTATTTCATGAACTGCTACTGATGATAAATTACCTGTCCCAGAACCTAGAGATATTACTGGTCCGAAAGGTGATAAGGGTGATATAGGTCCAACAGGACCACAAGGTGAAACTGGAGATTATTATCAGCCACATATTGATGATGATGGTAATATAATTTGGTATAAAACATCTGCTTCTTCATGGAGCCCATCACAAATACCTGAAGAAGGTCCAATTAATATTAAAGGTGATTTCTATGCTCCTGCAGTAGTTGGTTCTGGTGATAATAAAAGAATAGTTTGGTATAGATATTCTTCAACAGATAATCCTACACCATCTGATGTTCCTTTAGCTAATTTAAAAGGTGATACAGGACCTTATTATGAACCTTACCTTAATTCTGAAGGTAACTTAATCTTTGTTCCTTCTTCTAGTGAACTTGAAACATTAAATGTTGGTAATGTTATTGGCCCACAAGGAGAAAAAGGAGATAAAGGTGATAAAGGAGATAAAGGTGATACTGGACCTCATTATACACCATCAGTTGATTCAGAAGGTAATCTTTCATGAACTAACAATGGAAATTTACCTAACCCAGAAACAGTAAATATTACTGGGCCTCAAGGTGAACAGGGTATTCAAGGACCTCAAGGTATACAAGGTGAACAAGGTCCTATTGGACCACAAGGTCCTGTTGGAAGTACAATTACTTCTATTGAACCTGTTGAATCGAGTGAGTCTGGCGAATGATTCCAGCCATACGGTACTAACCCAGATTCTTCTGAGATAGTACCTATTGGTCCACCATTTGAATTTAGTTTAGGTACTATTATTTGAGATTGTGGTACTTCAACTGAGGTTATGCCACCTGAGTGGCCTGAAGGAGAAGTTTAATGATAAATAAATTAGATACTAGAATTAAACTAAAAAGAGATACTTGCCTTAACTGGAGTAATAAATCTACTTTTATTCCACTATCAGGTGAAATAATTATCTATACTGATTATACTCCAGATTATTTATTAAATGAACAAGGCAGATATGTTTTAGATTCTGAAGGTAATAAGATTCCTAAAACAAATGATAAAGGGGAAATTAAATATATCCCAGGTATTAAAATTGGTGATGGTAAAGCTTACCTTAGTGATTTACCTTTCGTTGATGAAGATACTAGATATATTTTAAATAAACATATTCGGGACTATGATTTACACCTACGTTTAGGTGAGCGACCGTTTTGGGATAACAAAATAGATGTTATCGACGGCTTCTATGATGGTCAAGACTATGAATGAGAAGATAGTGAAGGACAAGGCAACCTTCTAAATGAAATGCTAGTTCTTACCAGAGAAGACTGGTTATATGAATTAGACAGAGAAAGAGTTAAACGAGCAAATGAGGTTTAAAGGGGAGAGATAATATATGCCAGAAATTAGTAAAATAAAGTTACCTTCCGGTAATGTGTATGACATAAAGGACGCAGTCGCCAGACAGATGATTTCTGGAGGTGTTTCCTTCATTGTCGCCTGAGATGGTACAAGCACTCCAGTTCCAGCTAATATTCCTGCTGGTGTAGTAGTTAATTATAACGGTACACAAGTAATAGGTACATTAGATGCAGATGATGCACAAGCTGGTGCTTTCTATTTAGTTAAATCATCAACAGTAACTAGTGAAGGTCCTCTTGATGTATACGATGAGTATGTCCCAGTTGGTACCGATGGTTCAAAATCTTGGGAAAAGATTGGTGATACTCAGGTTGATTTAAGCAACGTAGTTACAGATGTTGAATTAAATAAATCAACAGTCAATGTAATGGGTACATCAGCTAGTTTAACTACTACAAAAATTAAGGCTACTGCTACAGGCGGTTCAACTAGCTGGAATAATAAGGATGAAACTACGGTAGTTACTGGCTGAGATGGTAAAGATGAAACTACAGTAGTTACAGGTTTAAGTAATACCAACGTTAAGGCTACTGCTTCAGGTGGTGGTGCTTCTTGGAATAGTAAAGACCAAAAAGCTGCCGTAACTGGCTTTGATAGTAAAGACCAAAAAGCTGCAGTTACGGGTTATACTCCAGATACTACTACATTAAGTACAGCTGATTTTGTAACTTCAGTTACAGCTACTTCAGATAAAAAATTAGTTACAACTACTGTTACTGGTGTACAATCAAGTACAACTTCAGTTACTGGTGTACAATCGACTACAACTACTGCTTCAAAAGCAAGTGCTGCTTCGGCTTCTTCAGTAAGTAGAGCTTCACAAACTACTGCAGATGGTACTGATACAAGAATGGATGCTAATGCTAGTGTATTACCGGCAGATGAATCTTCTGCTCCTTCTCCTAATGATTATATTTTAAGAAGAATCGGTGTTGCTGATGAAGTATTAATTATCGGTTCTGTTGAATTAGATACACAAACAACCTATAGTGTAAGTAGTTTAAGTACTGTTAACTTCTCAGATGTAACAGTGCCTATTAAAGCTACTTCAGCTACAACTGTTCCTATTAAAGCTACTTCAGCCACAACAGTTGCTACTGGTGCAACAGATGCAACTGGTACTGGTTCGTCTATAGTTACTGGTGTTGATGTTGGCTCTAGTGCTCCAGCTTTAGTATTACCTAATAGTGAAGATTCAATTACTGTGGTTACTGATTTAGGTACTCCTTCAACAGCAAATGTTGTTGGTGCTAGCGCTACCTTTACTACAGCTAATGTCATTGGTGCTAATTCAACCTTTACTAATACTCAACCTACAGTAGCTTTGGCAACAGGTGCTACAGCTGGAACTGGAGTAGTAAGCTTAACTTACCAAGCAAGTGGTACAGATACTGTTGTTGGTACTGATGCTACATTTACAACTGATAAAGTTATTGGCTCAGATGCTACATTCACAGCTACTCAACCTACAATTACAGTTGCAAGTGGTTCTTCAGGTGATGTTACAGTTGCTACAGGTGCTTGGACTAGTAGAGATTCTAAGACAGTACTTGATAATAATACTTCAATTACAGTTACTAAAGGCAACGAATAAAAATTTGAATTGAGGCTAAGCCTCTAAATTAAGGAGGTACTATATGCCTGATACACCTACAACTGCTGGAGAAATTTCACAAGTTAAATTACCTAGTGGTGATGTATATAACATTAAAGATAACGTTAGTGGTTATCCTATAATTTTAATGGCTGATGAAGGTAGTGATGGTAGAGTTTTTACAATGGTAATTACCGGTGAAGCTACTAATGCTGATGAGGAGTACTACTAATGCCTGATATCGTATATACTCGTGAAATAAACTACGAAGATATAGCTGATGCTATAAGAGCTAAAAATGGTTCAAATACTGTATACCAACCGGGCCAGATGGCTAATGCCATTCTGGCTTTACCAGCAGGTCAAACTGTTATTAATAATCAGGACAAGACAGTTACACCTACAAAATCTTCTCAAAATGTAACTTATGACACTGGTTATACTGGCCTTGGTACTGTAACAGTAAATGCTATACCTTCTAGTTATATTATTCCAGAAGGTACATTAAATATTACTTCAAATAATACTTATGATGTAACACAATATGCTAGTGCTTATGTTGCTGTACCTACTGGTTCAACTATAAATAATCAAGATAAAGATGTAACTCCAACCGAAAGCGAACAAGAAATAACTTATGATACTGGTTACACAGGTTTGGGAACTGTAACAGTAGGAGCAATTTCTAGTACTTATGTTGGTAGCGGAATTACTCAAAGAAGTTCTACTGATTTAAGTGCTTCAGGTGCTACAGTTACTGTCCCTGCAGGTTATTATTCAACTCAAGCTACCAAGTCAGTTACTTCAGGTTCTGCTGGTACTCCAACTGCATCAAAGGGAACTGTAAGTAATCATTCTATTTCAGTTACTCCTTCAGTTACAAATACAACTGGTTATATAACTGGTGGTACAAAAACAGGTACAGCAGTTACTGTTAGTGCTAGTGAATTAGTAAGTGGTAAAAAGGAAATCACTGCTAATGGTGATAATATTGATGTTACCAACTATGCTACAGTTAAAGTAGCTATTAGTGGTAACGTACCAGTTATTGATACATTATCAGTTACACCTACTGAAAGTGAACAGACTTTTAATAGTTCTAGTGTTGATGGTTATAAACCTGTTGTAGTTGGTGCTATTTCAAGTACATACGTTGGCTCAGGAATTACTCAAAGGTCAAGTACAGATTTATCAGCAAGTGGAGCTACCGTAACAGTGCCTGCTGGATATTATTCAACACAGGCAAGTAAAGCTGTATCAAGTGGTTCTGCAACTGGACCATCAAGTTTAAGTGCTTCTAGTGCAACAGTTACAACTGGAACAAATACAATTACATTAACAAAAACTGGAGTAACAACTACTCCAACTGTAAGCGCTGGCTATGTATCAAGTGCAACTTCTAGTACCGCAACTGTTGCATTAACTGCTTCAGTTACCACAAAAGGTGCTACAACATATACACCTGGAACTACAGACCAGACAATTTCATCTGGTACTTATTTAACAGGTACACAAACAATTTCTGGAGACTCTGATTTAGTAGCTGGAAATATTAAACAAGGTATTACTATTTTTGGTGTTGAAGGAACATATTCAGGAGCATCAATTAATAATCAGGCTAAATCATTTACGCCAGATGAAACAGGAGCAGAGATTACTCCAGACACTGGCTATACAGGATTAAGCAAGGTTACAGTTGCTGCTATTTCATCAACTTATGTAGGTAGTGGTATCGATAGAAGAAGCAGTACTGATGTTTCTGGTGCTACCTGGTCTTATTATACTAATGGTACTTATCATTATATATCACATAATGTAGCGGTTCCAAAGGGTTATTATTCTACTAATGTTTCTACAAGTTTTGACCAGATAATTGCTGAAATTACAAATTTACCAAAAAAAGCAGCAGCAACTTATACTCCAACAACAACTGCACAAACAATTTCGGCTAATCAGTGGTTAACTGGTGCACAGACTATTGAAGGTGATGCAGATTTAGTTGCCGGTAATATTAAATCAGGTATAACAATTTTTGGAGTAGAAGGTACTTATTCTGGTGCTTCTATAAATAATCAAAATAAAACAGTAACTCCTTTAACTAGCGAACAGGAAATTACTGCTGACAGTGGTTATACAGGATTAGGCACAGTTACAGTTGAGGCTATGCCTTCAGGTTCTGCTACAGGCCCTTCAAGCTTAACAGGTTCTAGTGCTACTATTAGTACTGGGACTAATACAATAACACTCACAAAAACAGGAGTTACTACAACTCCTACCGTTTCTGCTGGTTACGTAGCAAGTGCTACAGCTAGTACTGCAACGGTAGCATTAACAGCAAGTGTTACTGTTGACCCTACTCCTACAGCAAGTGGAGATACGGTAACTATTCCGGCTGGCTATTATTCAGCGCAGACTACGAAGAGTGTAAGTAGTATGAGTTTACCAAGCTCAGCTTCGTCTACCAGTTCTGGTACATCTAAAGCTACAATAACTCCAAGTACATCTGCACAATACTTAAATATTCCTACCGGGTATAATTCAACTGCCCAGTATTATACAATTAGTGCAATGAATTCTATGACCTTACCTAGTTCAACTAGTTCTACTAGTTCAGGTACTTCTAAGGCTACAATTGCTCCTAGCACTTCAACTCAATATTTAAATATTCCTACTGGTTATAACAGTACAGCTCAGTACTATACAATCAGTGCAATGACAACTATGACCTTACCTACTTCTGCTGCAGCAAGTGCAACAAGTGGGTATACTTCAAAGGCTACAATATCTAGGTCAACTTCTGACCAATATATTAATATCCCAACTGGTTATAACTCAGCTGGTGCTTATTATAAAATAAGTGCTGTAGCAAATGGTTCAGCTACAGGTCCTTCTAGTATTTCACAATCAAGCGCTACTGTAACTACTGGAACAAATACAATTACTCTTACTAAGACAAGTGTTGATACAACGCCTACAGTAAGTGCAGGTTATGTTTCTAGTGCTACGGCTTCAACTGCTACTGTTAGTTTAACCGCTAGTGTTACAACAAAGGCTTCAGCTACAATTACTCCAGGTACTTCTGACCAAACAATTAGTGCTGGTACATATTTAACTGGTAATCAGGTAATCAGTGGTGATTCAGATTTAGTAGCCGGAAATATTAAATCTGGTGTACAAATCTTTGGTGTAACTGGTTCATATACAGGCCTTGATACTTCAGATGCTACCGCTACGGCAGGAGATATTATTAGTGGTTTAACTGCTTATGCAGACGGAAGAAAATTGGAAGGTTCATTAATTGTACAAAAATACTACACTGGTTCAACAGTTCCATCAGGTTCACTTGGTAATAATGGTGATATTTATTTCCAGAGCTAGGAGGTTAATTAATGGCAAATATTAGATTAATTCCTAGTGCTTATAGTTCGAGTAACTCTAGCTACGCTACTGTATATAGTGGTGAAGCTAATATGTACAATAACACCGACCATACTTCTAACTATGCTTCTTTAAGAGGTAGAAATAACAGTACTACTACTGCTTATTATATTTTCTTAAGAGGGTTTAACTTTGATGATGTTCCATCTAATGCTACAGTAACAAGCTTTGAAGTAAAAATAAGATGTTATAAAAACTCTTATCAGAGAACTGGTGATAACTACAGATTAAGATTAGCTAGTACAACAAATATTAATAATGTTATTGCTAACTCAATAACAAGTACAGAAATTAGTACTACAGCTAATACTATTACCATTCCTACTGGTGATTTAACTTGGAGTACTTTAAAGAGTTATGGTGATAACTTCTCTATTGTAATTCCATTATCATCAACTTCAAGTAGCAGACCTTATATTTATGTATATGGTGCTGAAATAAATGTTACTTATTCGACATTACCTACTTATGAAGTTACGGCCACCTCTAGTGTTGCTGGAGTTACCGTTAGCCCAGCTTCACAAGAAGTTGTTCAAGGTGATTCTGCTGAAATCATTATTAATACAAGCGATATTAGTGATTATGTTTTAACAGATAATAACACTGATGTTACTTCTAGTGCAGTATATCACCACGATACTGGCGGTTCTCATACAGAAGATAATGTACTCGGTACTTATACATTAGTTAGTGGTTCATTTAATGGTTCTGGTGGTACATATTTCCAAGGAATAGTTGGTAAGGGGTATGATGGTACTCAAACAACTTCTAACTATTATTCTGGTGGTAACAGAACAATAGCAGTATTCACTTATGATGTATCATTTGATAATATCCCTAGTAATGCTACTATTACAAGTTGTTATGCTAGAGTAAATGGCCATGCTGAGTCAACCTCACAATCTTCTGAATATATGTGTGCTCAGATTAGGTCAGGGAGTACTGAATTATCTTCTGAGTTAAACTTTAAATCTATTGGTACTTCAAATAGTACGCAAACAATAACTTGTACAACAACGCCTACATTAGCTCAATTAGCAAATTTACAATTATATTGTAGATTAGGTTACTATGGCGGCGCTATTAACGGTGCTACTGTTTATGTAGAATATACTACTCCTGCTAGTTATTATTATACTTATACTATTGCTAGTGTTACTACTACTCATACGGTAGTATTAAGTGAATCTTCAGGTCCATATATTCCAGACCCAGAAGACCCTACAAAAACTTACTATTCATTAACTATTTCAAGTATTAATGCTGAAACATCCATTGGCAGTGAAGTGGTTACCGGTACGACAAGAGTTGAAGAAGGAACAGATGCTACAATTACAATAACCCCTTCTGACCCACTATTAACTCTTGCTCTTGATAATGGTGTTGATATTACTAATCAGTTAGTAAGTCATATGCCTACTAATACATATACAGTAACAACACAGAAATCAGGAGCAAGTTATGGATTCCCCTTAAATAGTACTACTGGTTATTATACTTCTAATAATAACGGTCAATCAAATAGTGCTGCAGTATGTACTGTAAACTTTAATTTTGAAACATCTTGCTTGGTTACTATTTCATATATTAACTATGCTGAGGCTACATACGACTATGGTATATTTAGCCAGATAGATGGTTCATTAGGTACAACTTATACTGCTGACTCAGGTGCTTATCATACTTGTAGTGCTTCTAGTGATAATACCTCAGCAGTACAAACACTAACTTATACTATTCCAGCTGGTACTCATACTATAGATATTAAATATAGAAAAGACCAAGCAACTAATAGTAATAATGATAATCTCCAGTGGAAGATTACTAGTATTGAACCTACAACCGGTGCAGGTTATTATGAATATACCATAAATGATATTGATGCTAAACACAGTTTAATATTTGTTTTTGGTGATGTTACCTACTATTTTATAACTTCAGTTGCTGCTGGTGAAGGTAGAATATTCCCTGATGGTCAACAAGTTGTATTACCAGGTGATAATTATAGAATAAATATTGTACCAGATAATTATCAGGCAACTGTAACAATGACTGATAATGGTACAAATGTTACCTCACAGCTTGATGCTGAAACAGGTCAAGATAAACAGGGCAATACAGTTACAAGTTATAAATATTCATTATCAAATATCCAGGCAGCTCACAATTTAGTAATTTCTATTGGTGGAGCTAGTGCTAAAATTTATTTAAAGGTCAATGGTTCTTGGGTACAATACTCAAAAGTATATGTTAAAATAAATGGTTCTTGAGTTGAACAAGCAGACCCTAACTCTGTATTAAATACTCAGGCAAATTATGTTAAAGCAAATTAAGGAGTGATAGTCTATGCCACAATCATCTGAAACAAATCCTCAGGTAGCACATGTACAACATAATGGTACTATCTATGATATTTTAGATACTGCTCATGAAACATTGACTGTGCAGGAAATAACTTTAGGTCAAAATACCGAATCTAAATTTATTACTGCTCAAGTTTTGAGTAGTGTTTTAGGTTCAGCAGGTACTGTTACAGATGTTCAAGTAAATGGTAATACAGTAGTTGCTGGTGGTGTTGGTAATATTAATACTAAGACTGCTTATAATGCTAGTAGTAATAAAATTGTTACAGAAACAGATATTGCCAACTTTATTACAGGTGGTTCTAACTCATCATCTGCTGTAACTATAACTCCGACTACAACAAGTGTTTATTCAATTACTGGTTTAGGTTCTACCCCTTCTTTATCATTTGCTAAAGATACTACAGATACTAAACAATTAAATATTACTTGGAGTGCTGGTTCAACCCCTTCAAGAGAACAGGTAAATAACTTATGGAATGGTTATTCATCTGCTACTGCTGGAGCACAATCATTTACTGGCACTAATAATATTCAAAGTGTAGGAGGTAATACATTCTAATGACAGACCCTGCTTATTTAGTTACAGATTCTCAACTTACTAGTATTGCCTCAGCCATAAGAAGTAAAAATGGTGAGTCAGCACTTTATACAGTTGATGAAATGCCTTCTAAAATACTTGCAATTTCCGGTGGAGGTGGAGTTACCCCTACTGGAACTTTGAGTATTAGCGCAAATGGTACATATAA